TTCCGTCTTGGTCTAGGATTAATCGTCTAGGTGTAACTTTGCAGTTTACCATGTCTGACGTGAACCATTGAAACGGGTCTGCACTGGCCTGTTGCATTAATAGCATAAGGTATTCGCCGTAGGGCGTGCCCCAAGTAAACCACGTTTTTCCTGCGGCTTCACATAGAGTTTTAGTAGTGTATTGTCTGTCACTGCAATATGCCGTGTTTACGTCGATTTTTCCGTCAAGCATTATGTCGGGACTGTTCATGCCCATATACTGCGTCTGGTTGCCTATGCGGCTAGGAATAGGTAAGTCGGCATATATGTTGTCGCTTTCAAAATGGATTTTGCCGCTGACGCTTGGAAACGGGAACGTGCCCTTATGCAACAATATAAAATCGTAGTAGACATGATGACCCGCACCACAGTTGCTGTCGCTTACGGCTTCAAGAATCACGGCTGAAATCGCAGTTGTAGCGACTGGCGCAGTCACCGTACCTGTGGATACATGCCATACCGTACTGAACTCTGGCGTAGCAGAACCAACGATTGTTTGGTATTCTCCCGCGCCAAACCGCAACTTTACCCTTGCACCCAATCCCGCCGCTGCATCGCTTGTTTTCCAGCGAACCATGTATTTTGTGTGGGTAAGGCTTTCGCAAATGAACAGTCGTATAAAATTGGCTTGCTGATTCGCCGCTGTGCCTGTACCTGTCAAGTCTAAAATGTCATCATACAGCGAAGTGATAGTTGGTGCTGTAAGGGTTGAAGCATAATAGTATCCTTCTCCCCAACTGGCAGCGGCTTCATTGCAATCTGTCAACAATCCATGTCCAAAAGTGATTGTGGGTGCGGTCAAGTCGTATCCCTCGAATAAACCAGACTATAATGTGCATTGTAAAGCGTGGCAGAACCCAAAACTTTCGTGCCGTCGCTTGTCTTGTCAAACCCACGCAAACTGCCCTGTGCATAATAAGTTTCTAGAATGCTACGCAGTTCCGTTTCGCATTGTTGAACAGCTTTCACAGCGGTTACGCCTGTTTTGTTCATGCTCCAAATGTCAACTGGCACGGTTTCTTCGTAACCATATGGAATAAAGTCGTGGCCGCGCAACGGTTTAGATGTAGCTTTATCAACCGTAATGATTACATCAAGGGCACTTGGCTCTTTCAATTCTAGACTTAACGGATAATCAGGATTGGCATACATGACTATGGTTCCTAATGCTGTACCTGTGTCGTCTTCGCAATTTGCCGCAGTCCAATAAAAGTCCAAGAACGCTTTCTGCCTATGCCTTGCATCATCCACTAAGAACGTGCCCGTGTAAGTGCTATAGTCAACGTCTGCGTGCATAGATAATAATGTTAACTCACAATCTCGATAGGCAAAACTATTGCCCATATACCGTTCTTTCATTGTTTTTACTTCATAGAATTGACCAGTTGCAGTTTCTATTTCTTCGCCTTCCAATAATCCATCCATTGTACTGAAAAGGGCATCTGAACGAACATATGTACCTGCTAATGTTGAAATGGGCAGACTTGAACCTGGAACAAGTATACCGCTAATCGTTCTGTCTTCCCAAGTTTTCGCTCTCCAACCCGTGATCGTGTCGCGTGTACCAAGCGTTAGTCGCCGTCGAGTCACATCGCAAGTTATAGGCATTTATGAACCTCAAGTAACACTAACTAAAAGACCGCTTTTGAAAGATAACGTCGTTGTGCCATCTCCTGCAGCATTTCTTACAGTTACATCTTGGGTTAGACCAGTTGTTCCGTCTGCACTTTTATAGCCATTTGCCTGAAATGAATCATTTGTCCTCAACTCGTTCGCCGCATTTCTAAACAGGTCCGTGTCAGTTGTGAAGTATATTTTTCCTGTTTGGTCAACTTGAAATGTTTCGATGTCATTATGGTAAAAACGTAAAAACGGGTTTGCAAAAGCGTCAAGTTGATTTATCCTGATTTGACCTTTCCGTATTTCCATCAAATTCTTAGTTTTTGCCACATCCATGCAGTTAATCAACACGTCATCCGTGTCAGCGGTTGGGTTCCACATTAAATAAGGAGAACCATAGAATGTTTGTCCATCCTCAGAAATAATCACTTTATCAACATTATTATGTGTTAGACGAAGATAAGCATCAGTCCAAGCGTCTAACTGATTAATGTTTATTGATCCTTTCTTTATTTCAAGTGTGTTAAGTGTTTCTGCCGCGTTAGTTGCGTATATGTAAGGAACATTAAGGTCTGTTGTTGGAGTCCACTTCATCGGTGCATAAACAAAATCTTGTTGGATGTCAAGGGCCACATTCAAAATGTCCTGCAATGTCAAGCCATACTGCCATTTGTTCGCAGCCCGCATCACCCAAATCGCGTGACTACAATCATGCGTTCCCGTGCCTTCAACAGTTAACCCATGACACAACCCGTCTGTTTTCCAGTTGTTAACATCAATTTCAACGCCTATCGCGTTAGCACCTGCTCCTGCATCTGCTGAAATGTTCACGAGAGGATTTAAACCCCAAAGGTGACAGTTGCTTGCGCCTGAAACAGCAGCGAAATAGCCAGCCGCAATAAATTTGGACATTCCTACCTTGCCGAAGATTTCGCTTGTTAATACACACCACGCCGCTGTACCTACAACGTTTGTAGGATCATTTGTTGGATAAGCGATTAGACTGTGCATACTTTTGTTGTCTGGATTACTTGTCGAAACTTCAACAGTAGGATTAGTGTATCTTTCTATATAGTTGCCGTCGTTTCGGGAAATAAGGATAACGCCGTCTTTCTCTATTAATCCAGCGGGAACCGACAGATTCCTGAAAACTATTATGCCTTCCGTAATCGCGTCTACAGCACTTTGAACAACCGCTAGTAATACTGGACCTTCAAAATCGTTCTCGTTTGTTATTCCATTCTTAGCATAGTAAACTCCGTCTGACTCGTAAATCATGTAAGTATAGCCTGCGGTTCCAGGCTCCAAATTTTCCAGATATGTCAGTAGAGCGTTTGCCCATTCGCTTGTAATGTTGTCTCCTGGATACTTCGTTACTGGTTCCGTCATTCAAATCACTCTATTGCCCAATAAGAAACCGTCAATGACCCCGCCGCATTATGATAGACCGTAATGTTTGTTCCGTCCACGTTCCAGCCTGTAGCGTAAGGTTGCAATGCCTTTGCATTCACAAAGACGGTTGTCGGTGTCAGTCCGAGTCCATGCGCGATTGTGCCGCCATTTGCTACGGTTGCAATGCCTCGTTTGCTTTTCTTTTGAACCCACTTGTTCGTGACGTACTGCAGTATGCTGCCGTCAACTTCCGTTGCGATTGTCGTGTCTGAATGTTGCGTGCTTAAAATGTCGTGGGGTTCCGTGCTGGCAGTCGTGTCTATTTGCACGGTTACTTTTTCAGTGGTTGGAGTGCCCGGCACGTCTGTGACTGTGAGGGTAACGCCTGTTCCAGGAATGAAATCTATGCCTCTTCGCGTACCGATTACTGCGCCGCTTTTGGCTATGTTAATTCGAGAAAGACCGTCTAACAAATCAGTGATTAAGAAAGCGTTTGCTCCGCCGCCTGTTTTATGAGTGTCCTTATGAGTTACCAAAGCAAAAGCGGCTGCATGATAAGTATCCACGGTGTCAGCGTTATCCGCACTTTCCACCACGTTATCGGCATCTGTGTCATACACGGCTTTTGTCATGTCGCCCGTGCCCGCGCCAAACGCTTCATATTCTAGGTTGCCAGTTCCAGAATTGAAAACTAGAGTTTTCCCGTTTGCTTTATCTGTGTCATCTACGGTTACGCCTTTGATGTGGTCCGCGTCTTGGTCATCTGCTAATACTCCGCTGAGGCCCGTTACGCTTATTTCGTCTGCGCCGCCGTCTTGGTGGCTTGCCTTATGATATTTTGGTTCATGCAAATGTCCTGTAACATTGGTCAAGTTTTCATGTTGCGTTTCCGCACTAAGTCCTGCTTCTACATTAATCGTAAGATAAGAAGCGTCTGTTGGAGCGCCTGAACCGCCCACACTCGGAAAGCCAGTAAGTGAAGACCCGTTCCAGTAGTACCATTTGCCTTCTCCGCTGACAGCCACCATCCTTAGTCTTTCAGCGGCTCCCCAACCTGCAGTACCCACAATTGCTAACGCATATGTATCATAAGTCACGTAGTCTATGAGTTTGTTCCATTCTACAGCGTTGAACATTTCGCCGTCTACATGCGTCACGTTTTTGCCGTATGTGCTCATCCTAACCTCTCCAACCTTTTCACCATACTTTCAAAAATCGGAATTGTGACGCCTGCACGGAAGTAGCCTGCTCGACAACTGCCCACGATCGCTGGGTCAAGACCGCCTTGACCTCTTGTAAGCATTTTCAACTTTGCGGTCATCTCATCAAGAGTGGAATGTGGTAGGTACACATCGAATCGTGTATAGTCAAATCTTGCATGGTCAAAAAATGCTTTATCCATTGCTACACCTGCGTTACCAAAAAAGCTCGTTGCGTTGTAGTCGCACCAGTAGTGCTGGTTCCTATCAGACTCAAAATTCCAGCTTCAATCATTGCATTATACAAAGCGTACTGCGGATCGTTTATGATGCTGGTTACACTTAAGCCGCCAACGGCAGTGTTTGGTCCGCGATCCACGTAGGCCCGCACCATAAGCGTTGCTAATAGTTTCACAACGACAGACTGATTACCCGTCAAAGTTACTGATCCACCTACCGTAGTTGCCATTGATAGACCGCAACGCAGGTTCACATAGTTAATCGCATTGTCAATAAGTAACGCCGTCTTCACTAGGCTGATTTCTGCGATTGTATAGTTGTTTTCGTCTAAGATTCCTTGAGCTGTAATAGTTGTCATTCAACCGCCTCTACTGCACGAACTAATTCGGCGAGCCATTCAGTGTAGAGCCAAGCGTTCTTTTGCACTTCTACCAATGAAGGGGCACGAGCCAAGATTTCTTTCACTAAATCGTTTTTAACTGGTTTTTGAACGGGTACTTCTGTTTTCTGTTCTAACAGTTCTAACGACGGAACATATACATCATTTTCTTCAATCATGTTTGATTCACCTCTTTATAACTGTGCAAAAAATTCTACTATACTCAACAGGTTCTTCACGATTGCGTGTCTGAATTCAGGCATCCGCGATTTAACGTTGATAACAACAAAATATGCAATATATTTCTTGGGGATAGGCATGCCCTCTTTGCGGGAACTCTCACACATCACGTACAAACGCTTTTTTCGTACGTAATCACTGTTTCCATAGTGGCTTTTTCTTATTGGACAAGTTAGACAGGTCAGATGAAACCTTTTCATGTTGCCATTGATGTACCTGCATAATGGGTTGCAGTTCAACGGCCACTCACAACCAGACGCAGCGGGTTAGTTTTATTTCTCGGAGTCCATTTCAGACAAGTGTTGCCCCTGAAATCTTTAGTTTTTAAAGAGGGTACTTCGCATCCCCAGTTACCATACTTGACTGTTCCATCTGCCTTAACGGTTCGGGGACAACGCCAGAAATCACATGCGCTGCATTGCATTGCCATGTTGTTTTGGCCACCGTACCGCCGCATGATAGTTTCCAGTCGTTTGTTTTCTCTGTAATTTTTAAGCCAGTTCAAATTCTCAAACCTTTTTTATACTAGAAAATCCATATTGATTTCTTGTTGGTTGGATAACGCAGACTTAGGATACAAGTGGGGCTAACCACGAAACGTGTTCCGCGGCATGTTATGCTTCTCAACGCAAACCCCGATTTGCCAACGGGAAACATCCGACCAACTTAAAATGTTCCCTTACCAAAATCTCTATAACTGCTGTTTGCTCGGTTGTCAAGTTTAGTCCAGTCTACAGGAATTAGTATGGCTGTTTTTTCGCTGTACCGTTCATGAACAGTGCAATAGTAATGTTGGTGTTGCGGACGGTCTGGATCAACTACTGAATCGTCGTTGGTGTGTATTCCACGTGGCCAATTCAACACGCCTTCAAAATTGATTGGGGTCATGGTGCAGTCCTGCGGTTTTTCGCCCTCGTCACAGTAGAGGTGGCAGTCGCATTCTACGTCTGAAACGCCAGAACGTGCCGTAACAAGTTTTCCGCATCTTGGACATTTAACTCGTAAACCCATAATTGTTCACCTAGAAGGAAAAAAGGGAGAAAAGAGAAAAGGGTTAGGTTGGTTGCCTATGTTTCGATGAATGCGCCGATTGCGTCTTTGTAAAGTGTAACTGAGTCTTGTCGGAAGGTTACTGTAGCGCCTTTCAAGTCGCGTACTGGTTCGCTGTAGTTTTCCACTCTCATCCAACGTTTGCGTCCTGTCAGCAACGCATATTGTTTTGCGAACACGGCGGCTCTGCAAGTAGTGTACACTTGGTTCAAACTTAGGTAGTCTGTATCGCTGTAGACAATGTTCATTCCCGCAATGCTTGTCGGCCAACCAGTCTTGATGAAACCGTCGTACATCTGACTTTCATTTGCCGTCTGTCCAGTTGTAGCCATGACGTCATTTCCCATAGCATGATGAGTTATAACCAGCGTGTCTGGAGTATACCCGTCTGCGAGGCACAGGTTCACCGTGTCTCTTAAACCCGTGACGCCAGTATCAATCCATTTGCTCGTGTTTGCCGTGGTACTTCCCGCTGCATTCGCGTTTAATGTGCCATCGCCGTCTGGCGCGGTGTACAGTATCGTGATTGCTAAGTCGCTGGCTTTCTCGCCGATTTGTCTTCCCGCTTCGTTCACATGAAGTTCAAGTAGGCCGAACAGGCTGTCTTCAATTAAGTCTCCAGCTAATCTAATGTTCATACTCCATATTTTGCTGAAGTCAAGCGTTGCCTGCAAAGTTTCCAGTGTTGACGTAGGCATGATTGCGCCGGTGCTGGTTTCGTTGAATGCGTATTGGCCGTCTTTCATAATGTCTATTTTTGTTGTTCCAGGCGACAATTCTTCTGGTCCGAGAATTGCTTTGCTGATTAGGGGTACGCAGTCTGATTGAACAGCTTCTGTCTGCAACTGCGTGTAAAGCTTCACGGGTATGAGGTAGTATGCGCCTGCGATTCCGTCTGTGCCACTGCTTGCTAGGAACTCTTTGATTTTGCCGTGTTTGTGGTCGAAGAATTCTCTGAATGGGATGCGTTTCACGTTTGCTATGATGTTTTCTGCTACGCCTTCGCCTAGTCCGAGCCAAGCGTCTATAGCGTCTGCCTCGTTCGGGTCGAAGTAGCCTCTTTCCAATTGCTCGCGTATGATCCATGCTGGTCCTTTGAATCCGTTTGCTTCCTTAATGCTTACTGACTCGGCTAGTTTCTGGAAGCCCATTGTTTCTGTTAGTTTTTCTGGCATTGCCTTCAGGCTCCTAGAGGCATTTGCCGACGAGGATCAGGATTTCGTCTCCAACTGCTGCTGCTTTTTGAAGTGCCATTCCAAGGATGTAACTAGCTCCGCCGAAAGCCACCATCGTGGCTGTGGTTGCGCCAAGGTTCATCGTGGATATTACGCTTGTGGTTATGCTGTTCATAACTGTGCTGCCCATCAGGATCGTTACGGCTGTGCCCGTTGTAAGCATTTTATAGACTCCGTAAAACAGTACGGGGATTACGTCGTCGTCTGCGGCTGCGGCTTTGCATGCTACTGCGAAGCCGTCGCCTACTGCTGTGGCTGGCGCGACTTCTATTGCTCCGTCCGTCTGAGTGGTTGTGGCTTTAACTGCGCTGCCTAACACGATTACTGTTGATGCTCTGCATGGAAGTATGTAACTGCATGCGTCGAATATTGCGCCTTCCTCTTTGCTCCAATAGTCTACCATTTTTTTCAACTCCTCTTCGAGTTTTTGTTTACGCTTTTCAGCGTGTAAACTAGAGTGTTACCTCTAGGGTTACTTTGAATCATAAAGTAAAAGAAAAGAAGGAATCTGCTACGTTTCAGTCAGCACATAAATTGCGTCGTTAAACAGTGTCACACTGCCCTGCCTGCACGTGATGACCGCGCCTGCCAAGTCTTTAATTGGGTCGCTGTAATTGTCTATTTGCATCCAACGTTTTCGTCCAGTAAACAAAGCGTTAGTCCTGTCCATAACTATGGTTTTGCAATCCGTCATAGCTGTGCCTGGCAACTGGCCTTTCGCGTGCAATGCGTCAGCGTTAAGAAGCATCACGTCAACATTCAACAGTCTAAAATCGAACCCGTCTGCAACTGGCCTGATTGATGGAACTGTATAAACTGCGTATGGCTTCCAATAAGTGCCTGCAGCGGCTACTGCTTCGCCTATTCCGAATCCTATGCTGTGTTCCCACGCTTCGCCCGTGCAAAGTACCGTGTTACTTGTCCAGTAGTCGTCTGTGTTGTCGGTCACTGCTGTTATCACGTTTGCAATTGTGGTTTCGTCCGCGCTTGCGGCTCCGCTGTTGAGTGTGCCCCAGCCGTCAGTTGCCGTTTCTAGGACTGTGAGGGCCATGTCTGTTGCTTTGAGTCCGATTGCTTTTGCCGCATTGCGTAGGTGCCACTCGATCATTCTGCCGTTCAAGTGTGCGTCGTCTATGAGGTCTGCGCCTATTCTTGGTGCTATGCTGAAGAATTTAGGTGTAAGCGTTGGCACTTTAGATTCAACTGTTTCGCTAGGCTGTAACGCGCCGCTTACGCTGTCGTTGGTCTTGAATCCTTCGCGTCTGGCTATGGGTACTTTGAGGTCTGCGCCTTCCCAACCGTTAACCATATGCGCGCTGATGAATGGAACTTTGTCGGTTTCTTGGCTGAAGAATAGTATGTCGTCGTATATTTTGTCAGCTACAAAGTAGTCTCCTAACGTCTGTCCGCGTCCAAGGTACTCCAGAATCTTATGCAGTGGAATTGCTCTTAGGGTTTCTTTAATAGCCGCGTAATCTTCCGCCTTCTGGTCGTCAAGTATGCTGGCTTCGTTTGGATGGAAGAATCCTCTGTCAAGACAGTTCTCTACGTTTTTGCGTTGTTTCTCGGTTTTCTCAAGCAGTTCCTGTATTGATAGGAATGGTTTGTTAAGCATTTTGCTTCATCTCCTATGGGTGCCAGTTAGATGTGCCTACGTCTTTCTTAGCGGTTTGTTCTTTGGCTTGTCCTTTAAATTGGGGTTTCAGTTTGTCCTTTAGATTGTCTGTGTCCGTTTTAAGAGCGTCTAGTTTAGCGTTTACGTCGGTTGTTTCTTTGACTTTGTTATCTTCTCGTTCTTTGGCTCTTGTCTCTGCCACTTTGCGGTAATCTTCAAAACTCTTTTCAAGGCCCACATAGTTTTTGTCCGATATGTCTAGGATTGTTTTGAATTCTTTTAGTCCAGCTTCGACTTTCTCATCAATCTTCTTGGTTTTGTCTTCTGAATTCTTTTCTAAAGTTTTTATAGTCTCTTTTAATGCTAAGATTTCTTTGTTGAGGGGTTCCAAATCGGGCATTTTGATTTCGCTTAGTTTCTTCTCAAGTGGTGCTATATCAGGTATCTTTAGTTCAGCCAATTTCTTTTCCAACGGTGCAATGTCTGGAATCTTCAGTTCATCCAGTCTCTTCTGTAGAGGTGCCAAGTCAGGTATTTTCAGTTCGTCAAACCTCTTTACTAATGGTGCTAAGTCAGGAATGGTTTTGGCAGTTTCGTCAAGTTTCTTCTGAAGAGGTGCCAAATCTGGAATTTTGATTTCAGCAACTTTCTTTTCTAGTGTTGTCACCAATCCAATGATGGTTTTTGTTGTTTCTTCAAGTTTTGATTCAAGCGGTTTCAAGTCTGGAATCTTCAGTTCATCCAGTCGTTTTGTAAGAGGGATTAAGTCGGGGATTTTGAGTTCTTTCCAAGCAAGGTCGTCTTTAGGAATGGATTCTATAATGGTTCTGATTTCGCCAAGTTTTGCGTCTAAGGTTGCCGTGACGGTTGAAAACTGTTCCTTCCACGAAACATCGTCTTTCGGCAAACCGTCAATTCGTATGCACAAGTCTTCATAGATTGTTGTGAGGTTGCTTGCGATTTGCGGAAACGTTTCTGTGATATTGTTGAAATATTCGGCAACTTTTGTACGGAAGTAGGTTTCGCCTTCAACCTGATGCTTAATGCTTCCACAGTACGCTTCAGGATTGTCTTTGTCACTGTTTTTTGCTACGCAATCGGCAAAGTCAGTATAACCAGCAAAGGGTTCGCCTAAACTCATTTTGGGCACGGATTCGTCCAGTTTGAATTTGGCCAGTTTCACTTCTTTCAGTAACGGTGAAATAGGTTGCGCGATGACTTCTTCTTTTGCGGTTGGTTTCTTTTGTTCTTCAACTTTGGCTTCTTTAGTTTCTTGTTTTGGCTTCGCTTCTTTTTCTTCTGGGATTATGCCTGTTTTGCCTACTGCAACATGTCCTTCCTTTCTAATTCCAATATTACTCATTGTTTGTTCCTCATGCACTTTTGTTATTGTTTCCAATAACTGTTCATATCCAGCCTGCTTCGTTTCTAAAACTTCAAAAGAAGCCCCGATCACGCCTGGCTGTTCAGGCGGTTCTACCAAACTGAGTCTGCGAAACACTATGCCGTGAGGTTCATACTCGAAGTTCTTGACCAACTCAACATCAGCCATGTGCTTCTCGTATTCTTTACCGCTGTAGAATTTCTGCCCACATTTTATGCAACGTAGATGTAGAAACTCTGCGTCCACACTTACTCCGAGGAGAGGTTTTTTGCCCCATTTTTCAAAATAGTCTTTTTCAGTGATTACTCCCCTGCGAACTTTATCTGTGTCCCTTACTTTTCCAGCATACACTTTGTCGTTGACTTCAGCAACGTATTCTACCACACCGTTTTCTTCTTCACCGTAGAGCACGTGACCTTTGCCGTGGGGTTTAGAACCCTTTCTCGTTTCTTCCCAAACACTGATTTCATGGTTAACGTCAATTTCTGCGCCTTTTAACGTGCGTGCACTCCGTATCACTTCGTCTTGAATGTATTTGCGTAGGTTTTGACTGACTCCTTGCTTGAAATATTTTTCAACACTAAAAAGAGCTGGTCCACGAATTATCACTTTGTCGCCTGGTGCATCGTTGACTGTCATATCCTTGCTTAACCAACTGTACTTCTCGATTATAGGGTACACTATTCATTCCTCTTTGAGTATTTTCTGGATTGTGCCGTCCCAAAGAAATTCTGGTTTTAAATATGTGGGCATGTTTGTTTTGCTCCTTTGTCATGGAAACTGATTCTTTCAGCAAAAACAAGTTTTTTCAATTTCGTTCATTCCTTCGGATTATTGCTATTAAAGAAACTGCGATTTCTTCAAGTTCTAATTCTGGTTCAACCCTTCTATAACGAACCTTCATTGCAGAAGGCAGAGGAGGACCGATAACCACTGGAGTAGTTAGCCATGCGTCAACCGCGAATGTTGCCGTTTGACGTTTAAGTAGTAAACCGTCAACGATTAATCCTTTAGCGTATCCTTGTGTAAGGAACGCGTCGGCAGTGAAGACTTTACTGATTCTTTTAAGCAGTAAAGCGTCAGTGTCTAATCCTTTGAATCCTGCGGCTTCAAGAATTGCATCGACTGTACACTGTTTAACGATGCGTTTCAGCAGGTGTCCATCTACTGTAAGACCTTTCGCCAGAATATATTCCAAGAAAGCGTCGGCTGTGAACTGTTTGCTTTGCCTTTTTAACAGTTGACCGTCTGCAACGAATGTTTTCTGAACTGAAACCAAATCAACTGTTTGTCCGCCGACTGTGGTTCCAGCGCCAACAGGCACAGTTATTGTTTTGGAAGTGAAACTGCATGATACGGTAACGTTGTGACCAACATCGTAACCAAGCGAAAACTGTACAGGATCAGAAAGGCTTGTCGCGTATTCGCCTACTGTATTTGTTGTCCATGTGCCCGTCTGATTTTGAGTGTTGTTTTTTATGGTGACGGTGACGGTTGACTGTAAAATTCCGTTTAGTTTTACTATTCCTTTAATGATGTACGGAAAGGCTTGAACCATCAGTTCACCTTTCTAGCCTGAGGACTGTCCAAAACATTTGATTAACATTGCTAAGTCTTTCATGTTGATTTTGCCGTCAACGTAAATATCATATACAGAAGAATAGTTGGAGTCGCCAATAACTGCGCCTAAATGTCGGATTTCTAAGGCAATGTCTTTCATGTCTACTTTTCCATCATTATTCAAGTCAAACCGAGTTGGGTCGCTGCCATAATCGCCGCCTTGAAATGGGTAAGTATGCGTCCAGTTTCCAGCGGCACCAGTGAATATGAGAAGAATTCCTGTTGTCTGATAGATTGGTACGATGCCGTTGTATGACATGGTTAAACAAAAAACGTATTGTGCTGTGACTGATGAATTTTGGTAGACAATATATTCCCAGTTAATGCTGTCATAGGTGAGGCTTGCGTTGATTCCTGCTAAAGTGAATCCAACATCAAAGGAAAAGAGTGTTACGTTGTTCCAGCCAGCAGATAATGGCCAGTAAAGTGTTAAAGTTTGAAGACCCGTACTATTCCAGTTTTGTGCATTATCAGAGAACCACCATTCAAACTGGATAATTTCTGGCGAAGTTGCGTTGCTGTTGGTCCAATTTAAAGTTTGAACAATGCTTATCGATTGAGGCGTTGATGTGAAGTTGATGGTTGTCTGGTTTGTGAATATGCCTGTGTTGTTGCTTCCGAAAATGTATTGTCCGTTTGGATGAAGGAGCGTTTCGTCATTTATGATAATGCTGAAGTTGCAAGGCGTAGCCCATACGGTGCTGTTTGTGGCAACGTTTGAGTAAGTAGGCAATTTTATTGTTGAAATATTAAAGAATCCGCTTGCACCCCAGTTCCCACTAGAATCGTTTGCCCATTCTTGCCATTGTATAACCACACCCTCTGTAGTGTTGAGAGTTTGGGTTATGTTTCCCCAAGCAAAACCTGTTCCCCATCCTAAACCAGCATCATTATTCCATGTTTGATTAATCCATATTCCCGTGTTATTTGTTCCAAATTTAAAACCTGAAAGTGTGTAACCTCCGTTTGATTGCCAACTAACATAGAACAATGCTGAACTTCCAGGGAGAGTAGAGTTTACGCCATAAACGTTTACTGTTGGCGGATAGATTTGTGAGAAGTATATGACGTTGGTTGGAAGAGAGTTTTTGTATGTCACACTTGCAAAATTATTCCACGACTCTGTAAAAGTTACAGTCCAAACCCCACTTTGATTAAAATTGTAAGTTACTGGCGATTCACCGTATAGAAAGGTAAGAGCCCCTGAACTTGTTACAGGCACATTGACTATACGATAAGAAGCATTTAGTTGCAACTGCAAAATTTGTGGATCAACATCATATATATACAAATATCCCAATTCTTCAAGTGGAAAAGCAATAGAAGTATTAACTGGCACTATCCCTTGCATGAATAGCAATATTTCCGCATATGCTGTGGCAGTGTAATCTTCCACGAACTGGGAAGCTCCTGGGACATATGAAAACCAACTGAATATGTTGTCTGAATTGTTATAGAAGTTAGTATCTGGTCTTAACAGTAAAGCCCACGCGGGTTCTGTCATATCGTTGCCACTTAACATGTCTTTTATGTTATTTTGGTACGTAGAATTTAGTTGCATGTATACGCCAAAGAGTGCTTGCCAAGCTGCTATAGTGCTTTCTAACCTTCGCTGTTGATTGCCAGCATTCATATGAATGACAGAGTAAGTCGTAGAATTGTGTATACTATCAATCCATTGTTTGCTGTTCCATTCAGAAGATAGAAACCTATTGCCAATATCAGTTAGTATACGGCTCCAATTTCCTAGAGTTGGATAGTAATATTTCAAGGTGCTAATGATTTTAAGAAAGAAAGCTGCTGACGTTTCAAATGCTGGTTCGTTCCAAACTAGGTTATATCTATAATAACCACCGTAATTATTGCTCCAATGATTAGCATTAAGATAGTCCCACCAATGAAGTGCATCATTTAACGCTCCTGACACGTTAAGGAGTTTATCAAAAATGACATAACTCTCTATAGTGGATGCGACTTCATCATAGAATCTGTTAGAATATGACATAGCGGTTCCATTTGCGTATACTCTGAAAGCGGGCATACCTAAATTATAATTTGAAGTGTTGAATTGGTTATATGCAGCAGTGATATTCCATTTGGTCATGTTCGCACTTGCCCAACTATTGTTTGCATACCAAAAACCATACAGTTCCCATTTGCCATATTCTGAACAAAAGTAATCCGCTCCATCATTTCCCGTCTTCGGCAAACTGCCAGCCATCGAAAAGTTATCTAAAGCATATTTAATCGCCTGTTGACGAGTAATATTTAGTTTGTTACAAATAACACTCCATTTTAAAGCGTTCTCCCAATCACCACCTGCGGAACTGAAAGAAGCGTTTACGGCACGAATTTCATAAGCATAGGCTGTTCTGCTAGAGGTGCCTGTATGAGTGAAGCTAAATCTCATTGCGGTGTAAATGCTTAACGAAATTGAAACATTGTAATAAGCAGAAACGCTGAAAGAACTACCATAAACATTCACCCATGAACCCGTGGCATTAGCAATATCAATATACATCAGAGTTACGGTAGTTGATGACCTAGTTACCCAATAGTTAATTTTATTTCCTCTAATAGTATTTGTAAAATTCAAAGTCAAATATGCAGAATGGGTCGGAGCAGCTGAACTCCAACTTGTAGAAGCACTTGTTGTAGTCAGATTATCACATGAAAGTCCAGAGTTTGTCCATCCTGTAGCTGTGGTATTGTCTGCGTACACATACGTTTCGTTATAACTTGTGCCTAAAGCATAGTTGTCAATCATTGTTGACAAAGTAGAAATGGGTGCATTATTCAAAACAACGCTCGCGTATGTTTCAACGCTTCCCCACCTGTTAGCACTTTCTATAGCATTTATGGCATCACTCAGAGAATTGAACGGCGTATTCCAATAGTTTAACGACACGTTCTCGATACGAGTATTATAGTCAGAGCTTCCAAACCAAAGTTCTTGCCCGCTGTTTTGAAAATTATAAGTAACATTCCAATTCGTGCTGGTAAGATTTTGCGTCGTTGGACTTGCAGGAAGAATAAACTTGGCCCTTTCCGTATATGCTACCGCACCAGAATCTCCGTAAACCCAAACTGAAAGAGCCACAAAATTAGCAAAAGAATAATTGTTCACATAGCCAGAAGTTGAGTAATAACCATTAGAAGTAGCTGAAACATTAGCTATTATACCAGATGTAAGAGCTACCAATTCTTGATTTCCTTCAGCAATGGCATACACTTTTATGCCCCATGCCCAAGGAGTTGTTCCGCCCGCTTCCACATCCCAACCAGAAGACGATTGAGTCGAATTTAGAATGTACCCACTAACAGTATTGACTGTATGTTCATCACTTCTCAAATAAAGTATAGTGGAAGGAGAATTAAACGAATACACCCTGAAGATTCTGACTCCTGTAGTTGCATAAATCGTATTGTTGTTGTTCCAGACCCAAAACTGAAACTGAACAACAGAAGGATTAACTGGCAAGGTCACGGTAAAGTTTGCCCACGCAACTGTTCCACTTAAACTCACAGAACCAGTGCCATTGCTGTCACTGCCAGTGCAGTTTGTTTGCAGAGTAGCATTCACCAATGCAATCGAATCTGTAACATTAAAAGAAAACAGACATGATTGACCAGCCCAAGTGCTGTTAATCCAGAAATCCTGAATCACAGGTGGAACCGTTGCTACAGCCGAAGACTCTTCAGTTCCCCACCCTCCGTGTGCGGGTTCTGTGCTGACATATTTTCGTAAGAAGAAATCGTCAATATATTGTGTTTGACTAGCAGTATTTATCATGAAAACGTAGGTTCCCAAGGAAGACAAAACATTTTTGAACTGTTCATTTGTAGCATAACTTGTTTCGTTGACTAGAAGGTTAAGGCAGTAATCCGTTGCTATGTCAAGGATGATTTCAACTTTGTTCCATATGTTTTGCGTGTAATGTCCAAATTCAAGCCAACCTGCAAAACTGTAAGTTTGCCAATGAACATCCGTAGCAGAATTTCCTTGAGCCACCCAAAAATTGTCAACGCTTCCCGTGAAATCTTGAAGGCCAGCAACGCGGTTTCCAGCCGCGGTAACATAAGAATAATACATTATTGAAACTTTGGCAGTTTGATTTGTGAATGTGTGATATGTAGAACCTCCGCCTGATGCGCTTGAAGTTACTTTCATGGAATAAGTGCCTGAATGCGCATACGTAGCATTGGAAGTAGCTAAAACGTTGCTGTAATTTGACCATGAAACTGAAGAGCCAGAAGGAAAATCGTCGCCGTAAATGCCCGTGTTAGAAATGCTGGATGCGCTTGTGATAGAAGAGTTTCCATAATACATATAGATTGTGTTGTTTACGCTGCTGCAGTCATCATTGATTTTAACCCAGAAAGTAGCGCTTACGCCACTGACAGTGCTTTCGTTCCAATAACTAAGACAGGTTGAACCGTCATCATCAGTCCAGTTTACATCGCCAAAATCTGCCCTAACCTTATTGTTCACCGTTATTGTATCGTTAGTCACGTAAGTTGTAGAGTTGCCTTCCGTCGTACCGTTCTTGACAATGATGCGAACCTGATAGTTTGTTCCTGCACCAGTAGAATTTGTGACTATATGGCTTCTGCGGTAAGCATAACCAGTAAGCCAGTTTTCACCAACAGCCTCCACAACAAAGAAGGGCAACGACCCTAGAAAACTAAGCAAAACCAGAGTGCAGACTGTGAACCCTAAAGCTTTTTTAAACTTCAAATCATCCCACATCTACCCAATTCAAATGTCTAACACGTTCAAACTGTTGCCGAGTGCTTTCTTTTTTCAACCGTCGAAAATGCGGATAATAAGCATCCTCAAGAGAAACATTACGCAAACTGCGCAACAAGTCCTTCTTGACAAAGAAGGCGTTTGCACCACTACTTTCGCAACCAACGAGGCCATAGCCTTTAGAATCTGCAAGCTTCGCTAAAGCCTTCAAAGACGCACCATGATAACACCCACTCCGATGCTTCTCATACCGCACAAATTCAGGATCATACTCTACCGTCCATGCCTTGTCAACATCTAACGAGGCATTATATTCAATCACAACCACACGCGGATCAACAGCAGAAATCGCTTTCCAAATCCAGTAATCGTTTCCGTCAATGTCAATCGACAACAAGTCAATAGTGCCTTTCATCCCGTTATCCAGTAACACTTTGTTTATGTTTTCGGCCGTCACAAAACATTGAATAACCTTAACTTGGCAAGGCTTAACCGATGGCAAGTTCTTGTAGTAATGCTTCGCTTTAACAACCTGTTTCCAGTCACAATCCATCAGCAACCCATTCCACCCAAAATTAATGCTTAAGTTAGCCGTGTTGCATTCTTTTCCATCTTCCACGCCGAACTCTACAAAAGATTTGTTTGTACTTCCTATTTGGCTGAACAGGTAAAGCAGTAAGCCGTCTTCTCCGTTTTGACTGTACACTTTCAATTCTTTATCTTGCAAAAACGTTCTTTGACTAACATCATCAGACTGGTATAATGCGTGGAGTTTCTGCAAGTTTAAAGTCTGCAAATTATGTTCTAAAGAATCAATTCTGAACCTGAGTTTGTCTTCTTCAACATTTCCAATAAGCCTATTCAACGGTTTACGAAGCAAAGCCCTCCCCAACCTCTTAATTATGCCCTTCAACACTTTCATTCACCAACAACTAAGTAGCGTTTAAACTAGAAAAAGGGTTCGAGCAGGATGCTGACTAGAAAAACTGTACAGTCCACCATTAGAAAGCGTGAAAGATATTGGGGTTTGATCTACGAAGCTGATTGTCACAACTATGAGTCCATTATAGGCTAGTCCGTCTTCAGTGAATGGCCCACGAATCGTATAGAAATAATTGTTATGCAAACTGCCGACCCTGAAGGTTTGGGTTTCAATGTTGTGCCAGCTTGGAGGCTGTGCAGAAACAGACAGAATCAACCCTGCAAAAACAAGAAAGAACGCAAACGCTACGAAGCCTAGTTTCAAGTATTGGTCAAACTTGTTAAAGGAAGAAAAAACCGTTTAAGAAGTTGCTAGCAATGAGAGTTGAATATCATGTTTATACATACGTAAGTTTTAGAGTCTCTTTTTTCTTTTGATGAATAGGGTGCTGTTAACTTCTCATGGGATTGGCGTACGTGTTAACTGTCGTGGGATGACTCATTGCTTAGGGTAAGAATCTGCATTGGTCTATCAATGCGATGCTAATTTCCTCTCGCTCATCACAATTTTGCCAAAGCTCATTACTATACTTCGGCATTGTATGTCCATCTGGCGTTGTCTGAAAAGTACCTGAGTAATGCAGTTTTATCGAGACCCCTTCATCTTTCGCTGTTTTAACCGCTGGAACATAATCACCATCTCCCGCTATGAGAAAGGCTTTCTGTATTTGACTCTTAGAACTAAGTCGCGTCAAGTCAACCGTTAACAGCACATCTACACCTTTCTGAATAAAGCCGCCAGCTCTAGGTCTTTGTTTCCCAAATCTTATTTCAAAAGAAGGCAATTTGGAGAGTGCGTTGAAGAACTTGATTTTGCCAGAATAAAGTTGCTGTTGTTCAAACGTAGGCGGGTCAGCTTGGTATGGTAAGCAATCATAGACATAGGTTCGAAGTCGATGATAACCTTTACACACTATCTCAGATAGTTTCAGATAGTCTATTCTTGCTTGTCCAAACTCATCTCTGAGTATTGCCGAGAGGTATCCGTTGTCTATAAGAACAACTGCACGCCCTAATAATTGTGACATTAAGAGTCCTCTATAATGAATTGGCAAAAATAAAACTTTTGTTCTGACGTTCGGACCGAACGCCAGCGGATAAATACAACTTATAGAGAGGTACAACGTTCCTATTTAAGACTTATGGAACATGGTTCTGTTAACTTGACGTGGGATAACCTTTCATGGGAAGGCTTAAGTAATGCCGTAAGTGTATCACGGTTAGGGCAGTTTAAACATTGTGTAGAGGATTGAGCAAGCAACAAAAGAAGGTTTTTGAACTTCTCAAGGAAAGAGGTCAAACGACACCAAGATTTCCGTGGATGCCTACTCGGGAGATAATAATGAGTCTGCACCCAGAGGTTGAGGCGTATCTAGCTGAAGTGCGTCGATACAATAGGTGGGTCCATCATAATATGATGAGCGAGGAGATTCACCAGAGATACCAAGAACATCTTGAGAAGTTGAAAACATTACCCAATTACCATACGGCGAGGACAAGTGTCAATAGGGCTCTCAGGGGATTGGTCCGACAAGGCTTAGTTATTCGACAGCCATATTGGGGAATGTACCAAAAAGAGGGCGTTTCAGCAGGGTGGTTATTGCCAGCGTATACGAATGATAGTTTGAAGGCAACGCCTGAGTACCTAGAATTACTTGCAAAGGCATATTCATAGAGTTCCTATATCTCACGAAGACTTAACAGAACCATGAATAGATAATCTTATAAGCTTCTAAGCATTATCTAAGATAGAGGTTGTAAAAGATGAAAAAAGAAGAAGCTGTGGAGGCATAAAATGGAAAGGGGGTTGAAATATTTTGCTGCTGGCCTAAGTGCTTTCTTTACAATTACTTTGCTATTAGGAATTGTTATGATAACTCTTCTTCAGTTTCCAGTTTTAGGAATATCCGTAGCGATACTTTCAATCTTTGGATTTGTAGCCAGTTATATGCTAGTTAGAAATGTAAATTCAACTCCAGGAATTAGCTTCTAACGAGGAAAATAAGGATGGATGTTGCCGAGTCTACTGTTGGAACTCGCGGAATAACCACAATTCCTATTGCTATTCAGAAAGGTTTGAAGTTGGAAAAGGGCGACAAACTAATCTGGAATGTTACGAATCAACATGTGGAGGTTAGAAAGAAATGAATGTAAGGAAACGGGGTATAATGGTGCTTATGACATTTCTTCTGCTTGGACTGGTTTTCTTTGTTCTAGGAATGTATGTTGGTAGTCCCGATACTGCTCATACTGATGTCTCCATCAGTACGTAAATATGCGTAACATATAAGGAAAACTGGAACTGTTCTCTAGCGAAGTTGCCACATTAACATTTATGGTTCTCGCAGTCGTGAAGACCTCAATATTCGCGGTCGAACAGGAGAAGGCGCAGTTGATTTGGCGGGTTCTTCTTTCGGAAAGAATTGCGGTGCATAAAGCCACTGGCTCTTTTCGTCCCAATTCTTAAACGTTTTTGTTTGTCCATGCGAATCTACAACCCAAATCTGCCTGTTATTCGCTGTTTGCCAACCAACAATGAAGATTCGTTCCCTAACCTTTGAGCCGACAAACAGTGCCACACGCATCCGATAAAACAGTTTCTTACCCCCGCCTAACGGAACAGACACTATAATGTTGCCTTTTTCGTTGACTAGATTAAACGCGGTTAACCCTTCATAGTTGAGTTCGCTATAACTGTTCTGCGTGCCATCCGCATTGTATTGGTTGATCGTTTTGTTTAGATAAATGGCTTGCCAAGTTAAACCTGCAGAAACCTCACGGTATATTTTCTTAGAAGTATTTGTTTCGGTTTCGCGCATTATATCACGCTTCGTCGTATTGAATCGTTAAGGTTTCATCAACTGGCAATTCGCCTGGACTTGCTGTGTTTGCCACATTCATTTGCAACACTAGATAATTGCTTGTTTCGCCAACCGCATCTATGACTCCGCCTGCTTCGCTGATGGTTGGACCCGTAAGGGGCGCGGCGCTTGTGTAGTCAAAGACAGATGCACTGGTCGTTATGATAGTGTGTCCCGCAACCATTTCGTCGCCTGAATCACCTGTTAAAGTTGGCAGTTCGTAGCCAGTGTTTAAGGCGTTGGTTTTAGTTGGAAACTGTAGGCCTACATAAAGGTTTACGCCTGTTCCGAAATTGTTGGTTCCGTCAGCATAGAATTTCAGGTTGTTCAAACTGTGACTGTCAGCATTGTCGCAGTATAGGTAAACCTGCTTCCATAAGCTGTAGTTTGTGCCAGCGGCAGGAATCACGAGTTTGGCGTTTGTGTCAATCGTTGCGTTATCTGCCAATTTGAACCTTAGTTGCGGCGGCCCTAACGCATCAACATCTTGCTCTGTGCCAGGAGCGCCATCTACTCCTCCGAAGTCGAAGTATATGCTTACTGTTGCTACCATGTCATGTTTCACCTCCATCGACACGCATTATAATTTTTGGTTATGACCGCTTCAGCCTTTGAATAATCAGTTTTAACGCTTCTTTTTCTAACTCGTCCAATTCCTGTTTTTGTTGTGACTGCAAAACATTTTGCTGTTCCTGCAATTCAGTGAATTTCTGTTTTAAATCCATGATCTTGTCAAGCCTTTCTTTTGTGTCTAAAGTTTCTGTTTGTAATTCCGTGATTTTCCGTTTCAACTCTTCCTCTAGAGACTCTTTAGATTTGGATATACTTTTCAAACTTGGATGTTCTATCATGCTGGTTCACTTTTTTTCAAAGTCTCTTTTGGTTTGTCTCCTATTGCCTATTCTGCCTGCGCCGCCTCTGCCTTCTGATCGAACATTTTCTGTTGTTGCCGTTGCTTCTCTTCCTGCCAAGCGTCAAATTCTTCCAGCGGCACCCCCAACTCTTTCGCAGCATAACGAGGCGGCATAACGCCAGCATCAACAAGGTCTTTGTAGAATTTGGCTAAATCAACCTTATGGGCTTCGGCATTTTCAAAACTGACCGACGGCGTAACCTTGACGCTGAACCCTGACCCTTCAAGATAAGGCTTGTAAACTTCCGTTTCTAACTTCCGCTTAAACGTCCGTTGCATGGGCACAACAAGGTTGGCACGTTGCTGAATCATCATTTCTTTACTGCTTGCGTAGGTGCTGCTGTACTGGTAACTTACTGGCGGCGTCATCAACCCGTCCACCAACTCATTTTTCAGGAAGCCTAACACGTCGTTGAGGTTGCGTATTTCACTGTCTCCTGTACCGCCTGACTTATGTTCAATCGGGTAAGAAGTAACAATGTATTCGCCTGGTTCCCAACCTTTAATTCGGGCCTTAATAACTTCCATGTCGTCGCCGCTGGGCACGAATTCGCCGTCGCCAACCTGGTACATTTCTCTTGGAAAAGCGGTGCGGTGCATAAACTCTTTAATGTCGCTTTTTAACTGTTGCAAAATTTCGAATTCCGTGTCTAACCCCACAAGCAATGATGTGCCGTAGGGCCACGTGTCTGTGGTTACGTCCCAGCCAATATGGATGATTTCGTCTGCTGTCCATGTTGGAACGGTTTGGTTCCATGTTTTCTGTCGCCATTCAGTAATGTTGCCATACCCATCCGTTTTAGACGGCTCAATAAGTTCTTGGTTAGGAATAATCCGCAGGCCAAACGGGTCATAACTTTTTTCCCAGAACACGCTCCCGTACTTTGCAAGGGTGACTGCGCTTTCGTAGAGCATCGTGTCTAAGCCGATTTGCGCGTTAAGTTCGTCGCAAGCATCTTTCGCGTCAAGGCTTTGTGGGTACGGTTTGCCTTCCATGTCGGTGACAGGTAATAGGAACATGCCTTCTGCCATTACTTGTCCTGCAATCGTGCGTATGCAAGCTTTTGCCAATGGATGACGCCGATCAATCTGGTTGTAGTATTTGCATCGGGTTTCCCAACTGAATTCGCCAACGTTGATTCTGCGACTTTTAAGGCTGATTCCAGCGCCTACGAAGCCACCTTTGAAACTTTCAACTGCCTTCTGAACCTGAACAGCAGTTTGGAATCCTGTTACACTCATTTCTTTTCAGCCCTTAAAAGTTCAACATGAAAACCCGTATGGTTCAAGACGCCAGCGGTTTTGCAGGCGTCACAGAAAAATTTGGTTTCCCACCCAACTTTGCCCCGTTCAACACTTATGGTTCGCAGTTTCAGTTGAGCACAGCTAGGACACAGTAGGTTAGAAAGTCCTGCACTGTCATTTGTGGCTTCTTTCATTCTGAGAGTCATTTCTTTTGAAACGTCAACTTCGTTTTTTCCGAACAACTTCATTCCAATTCGCCTATTCAATAGGTTTTGAAACCCACCCAACCCATCCTTTCATGGTTGTAGCCATGAGTAGTTGCTTTAGATAGTTGTCTTGGAAGTACCAGTAATATTCTTCAAACTTCATTTATTTTCCCGCCAACACAAACCCTTGACGATGCTTACCCACTGTTTCCCGAGTCACAATTTCTACGGCATCCAACGCGTCATCATACTGGCCGCGTGGAAACTGGACCCATTCCACCCAAAACTCTGACGACTCATTTAACAGGGGATTAACTAGAATCCGTTTTGCTTCAAAATGCGAACTCATGGGAATGAACCGTTCTTCCTTATTTTTAATTGTCTGCGACGTAACCATAGGTAACCCGCTGAGTTCCTGCAGGTACGTCAAAACTTTTTGGAAAGCGTTTGCTTCAACAAAGATTTTGCTGTAACCGTGAACCGTGTGCAAATGCTGAATCTTCTTCAAAAACTCTGGAAAACTTGTGCGTTCCGCATAAACGTCTTCCAAATAGGCTTGACCCGTTTGTTTGTCAACGGCGATTGTGGCTACGCTTTGCATGTCGCCTTCTCCGAGTGCAGGATCAACACCTGCGTAGCGAAGACAATTCGACGGCGGTGCCGAAGTCCACTCGTGCAACCATTCGCTTTTAAGTAGGTCACCTTCCATGCCTGTTGGGTCGTTCATGTACTGGCAGTTATAAATGATTGTTCCAATCTGTCTGCGGCGGTCTTCAAGTTTTTCTTTAGTCCAGTATTCTGGCCATAACGGTTCGCCTAATTCGTTCTGTGCACGTTTAACATCATGCGGCCAATTTGCTAGTAAGTCATTGTAAAGGTCTGCGTAACTCCAGCGAGTACCAACAACAAGAATGCCGCCCCAAGGATACAGGGTAGGATACAGAATCTTGTTAAACCATAACCTAGCTCTATCAATCTGAAGGGGGGTTCTGACGTTTTCTTCGTCAATGATGTCGTCGCATACTATAAGGTCACTTCTCCCGCCTGTAATTGGTCCTCCTAATCCCGTTGCTTTAATCGTTGCATTCTTGCTAATTTCCTTTCTTTGAACGATTAATTCGTAGCCAGTCCACTTTTTCGGGTTTTTCGGTTTTAACTCGCCAAAAACGTCAATAAACCGTTCATCATTCTCAAACCGCGTAATAATGGCTACTAGGATGCTTTCGGCAAGGCTCGCGGTTTTGGTGACGATGTTAACGTGCACGTCTGGGTAGTTGCCGACGAGCCACGTAACATAGTTGATGGTGGTGCATTCGGTTTTAGCGTGTCCGCGAGGCCACAAAAGCAGGAATCGCCGAACAGCGTCAGCCCCTCCAGTTTTAAGCGGTGAAAACTTGTACTGGAGAAACTCGTACCATTCTTTCTGGAACCCCGCATTCACGTACCCCAAAAACTCAGTGAAGTACGTCAGATCGTTTTGCGCTGCCCTCTGCTTTGTCGAGGATACGAGCTGCCTGGGAAAGGACTTCTGAATCATTTCTGTCAACGCCAACTTTCACCTCTTCCTTACGACTCTCCACCTTATACTCCAACGCAGCCTTCGGCAAAACCCCAAGACTCTGCAGGAATTCCCCCCGCGCCACAAGCGTCTCCCGCAAATTCTTCACCGCCCCATTATAACCATGCCAACTCTCCTTACTCTTCATCACTTCAACGCCGACCCAGCACTCCCGCAAAACCGCGTCAAACTCATCTATCAATGACGCTTTAGCAAGTTCAACATCGCTAACGTCAACAAGCCTAGGCAACCATTTCCCACGAGTCTCCCAATCCCACCGCACACTACTAGCAGCAACCCCATATTCACTAGCAAGCGCAGCAACACCTTTACAAATGTCGATTCCTCTACGGTGAACCTCAATAAGCTTCAACCTACGTTCCCGTAACCGTTCGTTCTCAACATCCACTACCTTAACATCCGAACCGTCAACCGTCAGTTCACTCACTTCTTAAATCTCCTTGAAAGTCCTTTCGGCAGATAACGCGAATCATAATGACGAGGATTCTTCAGCAATTCTTTATCCTTCAAAGGTATACCACAATTCGAGCAATAATTATCAGGAATATTACATGGACTATTACAGTCAGGACAAACAAAATCGCTCATCACCAACGATGCCGATATGAAATCAGTCGTACCCACAACTGCTATAGAGTAAGGGCAATATGACCCATCTGGATGAACACCATCTTTTGTGCCAGGTATTGGACAACTCATTCTAAATCACTCCGTTCCAACCTACCAACCAACTCGCAAAACCTATGCCAACGCTTCTTAGTGAAATACCCCCCAAGAATCAACGAACCTAACGGTGCATCCTTAAGGTATACCCTATAAAGAACGTCCCGATTTCGGGTCACACTAAACAAGTCCTTATTATTCTTCCGTTCACCCACAGTTAAACCCCAATCACCAAAAACTATTAAGCATAAGTAAGCGCCTTTACGTGGGATAAGTTTTGGATCGTGAAGGTTTTGAGAATTTTAAGGGTGGTCTGTTTTGAGTCTCTAAGGGCTTGTGTTTTTAGGGTATGCTGTATTGTATATGATTATGTATGCGTTGATAGTGCTTATAACATGACGTGCATAGGTCCTTTACTGTTGAAGGGCTTACAACAACGGAGGCTGCTGTCTTGCGTCCATGCTTGATGTGAGGGCACTGTTTGACAGTGTCTCCTTGCATTGTAGTCATGTTTATTCCGCGCTTGCCTATGATGGTGAATGTTTCTTTCATGTTAGGTCACTGTGAATAGGGTATGGTGTAGTGTGTATATTAGTTATACCGTGCCCTTGTTTGCTACACGGCGTGTAGCACCTTTAGACCTATGCCTATCGGAGCACCTTGTCTGCTATGACCTCGGAGCAAACTGTTAAGACTTACGATAAGGCTTATCACTTGATACCCTTAATCGCAAGACACTCGATAATATGCTTAGGATATACTTTTCATGTTATGAATAGTAGTAGTAGTTAGTAGTAAGTAGTATACGTACACGCCTACACGTACACGTATATCTCGGATTCTTAATAGATAATGCCCTTCGCAGAATAGAACTCAATTATTCTCTTCAGGTTCTCAGTCTTCAATCAAGTATAGTCTACTGTCAAACATGCGACTTCCAACGCTTGGAAGCTCTGCCAAACCAAGTCGAAACAATCATGATGTTGGCCCGCACGCTGGATTGAACCAAATCCAACCATCTCTCTGAAACGTTCCAACCACATTCTATTCTTCTGGCTAATTACAACTTTAGGCGTAGAACGTTTGCCAGTATGCGCAATAAACGCGGATCCTTCACAATCAATCGCAGTTGCCAAGCGTATTAATGCTTCTCTGTCCATGTCCGTACGTATACCTTTGTCTGCTTAAATATATTGCGTACACCAAATATACGCCTGACCGCACACACACCTAACCAGCCTAGCCATAATGGACTCTTAGTGTACGAGCTGCCACGACTTTTGTGGTTGTTGGTATACGTTTTTGTATACGGGTGTTGGTTTGTGATGGATAATTTTGGGTGTTTTGTTGTTTGTGGTGTTGTTGGTTGATTCGAGGTCGGAGTAGACTTATTGAGGTGTGGGCTTGTTGGCCAAGGATTGGTCTATGTTATGTTATTGCCTATAGTGTGTTTCTTTATTGTTGTATTGGCACCAGGGAAAAAGTTTTTGTTGGCGGGTTTTTGCGGGTTTGTTGTGACTCTGTTAGGTGTGTGTTACTTGTGTATGTTGTGTTATATTGGTAAGTGTTATCTATTTCCACAAGCCTTATATACTTGGTAAGTGTATGCATACTTGTAAAGGTGTAAGACATGATGACTCAACAAGTATGCCCACAATGTAAGGCCCACATGAACTATGGAGGGCCTAAGGGCGGCAAGCGGTTTATCTGTTTTGCTTGTGGCCATGTGGGAACATATTGAGGTGAAGTGATGTGCAGAAGGGAACGCGTGTTAGCTGGAAGAGCTGTGGCACGGTTTGGTTTGGCACTGTCAAATTTGTTTACTGCCAGCCCAACGGCATATTCGTGTTTGTTGACTGCGACAATGATCATCATACTCAAGTATTTACTTTGAAAGAGTTGGAGGTGACAGCATGAAGTTTGAATGTTTGAAGTGTGGAAAGACTTTTCTTTATCCAGCGATTCACACGACAACCGTTTCGATCGAGTCTAATGAGCCTTTAGAATTGCACGTTTGTCCGTATTGTAAAAGCTTAGACATAGATGAGATTTCAGAGAAATCTGCAAAGATTGTTAGCGTTGCTTGTGTGGATTTAGGTCAGGTTGACCAGAAAATCTTGGAAGGCTATGAAGTTCGAGAATTGTATGCGAAGACGACAACGATGGTAAAGAAAGTTTAGAACCCCTGATGATGACCCTGCAAGGTCGAAACCCCTTTTTATTGTGGGGTCGGGCTGAATAAACATGAATGGAAAAGAAAAACTTTGGAATGTAGAACCCCTCTCGAAAAGGTTGCGCCAAATCTTAGTTCTTGTCAAGGAAGAACGGACGATTACGGCGGCCTTTTTCATTAAAAGGTTGGCCCTTGACCTTGATAAGCAAGGGTGCGGCGAATCTCTCAAGAATATGATGCAGGAATAAGCCCCTTTGAGTCTTTGAAAATTAAGACGACATTCCCTTTTGGGAATAGGGCATTAAGAGGTGAAATATGGGTAGAGTTTGCAGGTGCAATAAGCGGGTGTTGTGTAATACTGGAACAGTCGCATATGAGAAACCGCTAACGAAACAACCTTGTGCTTGTGTTGCTAAAGCTTGCATTGGGTCTAAAGCTGTCAGGTTTGCTTTGCATTAGAGTTTGTTCAACCTGGGCTTACAGGTTAACCGCGCTCTCATGTAACGTGAATCTTTGCATTGGTTTGGCCAACAGTTGAAGCTATACTCAGCGTTTGAAGCATCAGTTTTCAACGGTTTCGGACTGTGCTTTTTCTGGACTGTTCTGGGCATAAGCAACATTCTCAACTGAACAACTAAGGCGGTTAGGTTTCTGGCCCAACATTTGATTCAGGCATTAAACAGGCTATCTTCGAAGGGTTGGCACATGCGGTTTAAGGTGTGCTGACACGTTGGGCCGGTGCACCTGCAAAACTTCTTAATGTCCCTTTGTTAATGGGAGGTTGAAAACTATGAAATGTTGGATAAAAGGATGGTTCAAGGACGGACCGCAAGAAGCGGTTGAGATCAGCGTAAATTTCATGGGTGAAGATTATGTTTGGTTCGAGTTTACATTGAAGAATGGCCAGAAGATTCAGACCTTGCCTTTGAAGGGAAACGTATGAAACTACAAATTAAAGATTCTAGCATGACCCGAATGTTCGAGTATAAGGGTGAAAGTCCTGAATTGTTAGAGTCTGCCCTTGCTAGAGTTTTAACTGAGCCTGACAGTCACGCATGTTTCACGGTTCTTTTGGGAGAACGGCCTTTCCTAGCTAGCAAACGGGGCTGGAGACAACTTAGGCAAGTCATTAAGGATCCTCAACATTTTATTTTGGCTGAATCTGTACTAGCACAAGTCACATCTGGTAATTGGCAAGACCTCTTAGCTAAAGTTGACCGGGAAGATTTCAAGTTTGTCATTCGTTATGCTTGGAAGTATGCTAGGGAAAGTTTGCCGCTTGAAAGTGAATTGCTTGAGTGCCTATTAGAAGAGGGCAACGGCGGCTTGAACGTGGAAACTGTTTGGACACGGCTTTTTGCGAAAGGCATGAAAGCATCATTTGCCTTGGTCCGTGATGCTTTGGGGCATTTGTGTAAGTTAGGGTTTGCGGAGCATCAGCATGGACAATTCAGCGTCAAATATGCGGTGGAAACATGAAAGTTCTTATTGAATGGAAAGACGGCATTGTTTGGCGTCAGGTTCATGTTGTCGTCTGTTATAGCCGTAAGGGTAATTACTGGTTTAAACATGCTGATGTAGTTTACGTTATGCCTGACATGAAGGAAGGCACTGAAATAATCATGAAAAGCGGTGACAAATGGGTTCATGCGGGTCGTGTTGCGCGGGGCTGCATGTTTCTTGGTGAAGGCCAATCTTATTCTGAGTTTTGCACTGAGAAAGCGGCGGTTGATTTTGCTGATGGTAAATGGAAGAAACCAGTGTTTACGTGAGGGTTTGAAACTGTGGAAGGACATAAATACTTCTGTGAGGCATATGTACTTTGGAGACTGTCTATATGAATGAAGATAAATTCAAGGCTGGAGATAAAACAATAAGAACTAGACCTGCGGGTGCGGAACCGCCTACGCCTGAACCATTCAAAAGGCAGATGCCTTTGGAGACTATTATGAGTACAGCATCAGAGGGCAAATTCAAAAAACGGATACGAGAAGACCTTCCTGACTGTGATAAATCAGAATTGCAGGAATATCCCACGATATTTTGTGCGGACATTATTGAAATGTTGGCTGAGGCCCGAAAAGAATTCCCTAATCCAAATGTAGGTAAATATTATGTTCAGGCAAACAAGGGATTCGGTGCATACTATGACTATAAACTCTACCAAGAAGATGTGATTCAATGGTTTTTGAAGTGGTTCAGCAAGGTAAAGACATGAGAACTTTGGAAGGTGGCAACGTCCACAAACAAATGATGATGCTTGCTAAAGACTATTTGGAAAAGCAAGGCTATACCGTAGTACTAAAAGCCCAAGTCAACGGTACAGGAATCATTGATGTGTTAGGCATTAAGGGCAGCGAAAAAGTGGCGGTTGAATGCCAACTTTTGCCCAGCGCATCCATGATGCAGCGGAAACTACTGCTTTACAGACTCCACATCACTAAACTGATGCTGGCCATTCCCAAAAACGTGACGGCCCACAATATTCCAGCCGAAATTGAAGTGTTACAGTTAGACGTTGAAAGGACTATGCCAACGGGAAAAAAGCTTGTTTTGACCGTAAGTGAAGAGGCTGACAAACTATTGCGCGGTCAGAATGGTGACATGAGCAAGATTATTGACGCGATGATTAAGAAAGAGTTTGCACCTAAACCTGATCCTTCTATCGGCCAACCCACATCTTAGGAGGTGAACGACAATATGAGTAGATTGAAGGAAATAATGGCGAAAATTGAAGAAATTAAGTTGGAACGGGCAGAAGTCAGTGACCATTTGGCTAAAGTGGACAAGTTGACGGGAGATTTGGAAAACCTGTTGAATTTAGGTGTCAAAGGCGGAGACTTACTTACTGCTCTTTCGCTTGCAAACTCTACTGTTCGCGTACTAGGATTAATGCAGGAATTAGACGAAGAAGAAGAATAACTTCACAAAACCATCAAGTTTCAATTTTCTTCACTTTATTTGCCCATAGTTTAACTTTTTTGAAAAGCTGAAACTTCCAAATTACAACCGAACCGACTACGCACCCAACTATTGAAGTCAACACAGAAAAGTGCCAGTCTGGAAAAATCGTGTAGCCCGTCACGCCACTTAACAATGCTATGATGATTGTGCCTTCAGGAATGGGGGTGGCAATCCACACTAGCATGGCTGTGGCAAGAACGGCTAGGATTTTGTTTCTGCGTTTCATTACGGAACCTGTTCTGCGGTTCTGAGAAATTCTATTACTTGGTGAACTAGAAAGTCTGCGGCTTTTTCTAGGGCTTCCTGTTCTTGCTTGTTGTTTGACATCCGAATTGCTGTGCGAATGTTCCTATCTAAATGGATTGCGTCGGTTTTTAACCGTTTAATCGTTTCTTTCATCCTGTCACTATTTGGTGTTGCCAAATATACTGTTTACTTTCTGCCGATGCTGGAACTGTTAGGACAAGCGGAAAACTGACACCAGTTTGGTTCTGCAGTAATGTGCCGTTGCCAATCCACGTCTGCGTCCAACCCGCTGGTAAATATTGAATCATCAGGTAAATGGTGTGGGCTTCTGTCATATTGTTGTAGACGGTGAAGTTAAACTCGTTTGCTGTTCCTGCGTAAAGCGTACCCCAATCAATCGTAGCGTTCGCTTCAAGCGGCGTATCATCCATGTATGTGATTATGGGGAGGGCTACGACGTTTGCGGTTTGATAGTAGGTTGCGACGCTGGCCGCTAAAACTATGCCCACTACGAAGAGGCTGAGAATTGCAAGTCCAGCTTTAGCATCCATCCTATTTCACCGTTTTTAGCTTTTCCATGTCCTTTCTTACACAATTGACGCAAGCAGCATGAACGATACCATGTTGCCAAGATTCAAGAAAACATCCTTTACATTCCATTATTTCACCTTGTCAAACCCGAAACAGTTTTGGCACTTCAAATTGCCACGAAAAGACTGTACGCATTTATCGCAAAGACTGATTTCTATATCGTGGCAGGAAGGCAAAGACTCAAAATCCATCTTATTTCACTATCACTACTTCTTTCGGGTGCAGGTCCTGTTCAGCCTTGATTCTGACCAAGGCGTTGTAGTCGCTTCTAAGCCGTTCCAGTTCTTGCTGTTTTGCTATGACAAGCTGTTGGCTTTCAAACAAGGCTGAATCGTCAGGTTTCTGCGCTTTAAGTTCCGTAATCTGCGCCTGCAACGTTGCTATTGTCTTTTCTGACTCTGTTACCGCGTTGTTTGCTTGGAAAAGCTGATTGCCAATGCTGTTAATCTGCGTTTGACTTTGGCTTGTTACTTCTGCTACTGCCGTGTTTTTCTGACCAGTGTAAACGCTTTTGGCAACAGCAAGAACGCCGCCTCCGCTGAGGCTGCCGAGGGCTGTTGACGCAATCGGGTTTGCTTTCAGGAAGCCGAAGAAGTTGGTGATATGCAACCATACGTTCGCATTGAGCCATGCAAACACGGGATTCAACAGACCCGTATAGTACAGCACGAAGCCTACGATTAGGGCGATTATGCTTAGGATTGCAGTTGTTGTTTTGCTCATATTTTCAACCTTCCAACATATGCATGCTTATGAAGACACCCTGTAGATCACGAGTTGGAATTTGCGGATAGACATACTCGGAGACTTCTTCCCATAACTTTAGAAGTGTTTGGTAATTCGCTGTACTGACTTGAACTTTCACATCAACCTTTGGCCAATCGTCTTCTGGATCTGGAACCACATTGCTTACAAATCGGTATGAATGGTTCTTGAGGTACTGGTCAACTGCTCCTTTGACTTTCCATGCTGTTTGTTCATATCTGTGCATGTCACTCTCAAAATAATGTCTTTTAATTCTATCAGCCAATCCTTCCAGCAATCTACGGAAAAATGGAACCTTTTCAGTCTCAGTCATTTTATCACTGTTGGAACCTTTTTTCGTTTTGGATGATTAATCTTGTAAACGATGAAGACCAACAGACCAAACATGGCAAAGACAAAAATCGCCAGTTCAGGATGAACTGCCATTCCCGATAACACTGACGCTGCGAAGCCTTGGTAAACGGTTGTGAAAACGCCTATTCCCCAAAGTATGCTAGTGCCTACAAACGCGAAAACGGTCCAGAACTCAAAAAACTTTTTATGAATCACAACGTCACTGAAGGGCAAAACAAGGTATTCTTTGGTGACTACGCTAGTCATGCTTGGCTGGTCAATAATGCTTTCGCGGTGCACTTTTTCGTCAGCCATTCACGTTCACTTCTAAGGGAAACAGTTTTTCAGGTGGCTGTTCAGGATTTCTCAAAAGGAGAGAAGAAACAAGATTTTCTGGTTTCGCTTCTTCCGCAAACGCGGACAGGTCAATGAGGATGGTATTGTTCCAAACGGTTTTTCTGCCGTAATCGTCAAAAATTGTTCTTAGAAACGAAACAGCTAACACGTTTTCTTCTGGAAAATTAATTTTGGTTTCTAACGTTTTGTCTGAATCTACGTTTTGTTCCAGAATCTTTCTGAGGCTGTCATTGTTGAGAAGTTGATCTACACAGGGCGTTTTCAAATATCTTATGCCGTATCCTTTGACGTAGCCTCGGAAAATCTGTTCACACCGCACCGTATTAGCCTCACGATGCAAATGTGTCTCTGAGCCAATCAATCAGGCTGTAATAGCTTTGTTCACTGAAAATTGGCAAGTTCCGTTCCGTGTCAACTACGATTTTGTAACTGCCATCTTCCCGCTTCGCAAACGCTATCGAACCGTCTGGTTGCTTCAGTTTTTCTACTTGAACAAACGTGGGAAAGAACTTGATTTTTTCAAGCCCATAAAACTTAAGTAAACCCGCGGTCTGTCGGAAATAAGTGGAGAGAAACGTCTGCGCGCCTATTGGATCGAAAAGGTTCATGCCTCTGCTTTTCAGAAAGTTTTCAATCGCATCATACTTCGTAAGTAAAACAGCAATGCCCTCAATCGGCGGACTCCGTGTTTTCTTTTTGTAAGCATAAATCGCTGCCAAAATTCTGGATAGTACAAGGTCTGGATCGTGCGGTCTGCCTTTGGGTCCGATGGTTTCTTCATCCATCTGCGGCACGCCAGCAATATGCGCTCGGCTGACGGGTGCCACTAGGATGTAGCCGTTGCTATCGCAGATGTACTTGTTGAGTACGTCAGCGTTTTGCCAATCTTCCGCTTGCGAATACACGCCCGACTTATATGGACCCGCAAGGTTTTCCATATCCTCGCCAGCTGTTTCGCAGAAGGGTAGCATGAGGCTTCTTTCGCCGAACGTTCCTTTCCAAACTAGGTGCATATCTGCTTCGTAAATGAGCCCTGGCGGTGTGGGTTCTGGGAAATATCCTGAACACAAGTCCGATGGCACTTGTCGGATGCCGCTGGTTTTTTCGTGGATGAAATGTTTAAAGTTTCGTTCTCGTGTACTTTTCAAGTCTGCGGCTAGGCTGAGACATCCGAGAGCTGTTGTTTTGCTGCTTCCTCGGCTGCCGACTACGATGACTCGTTTTAGTTTTTGTCCTGATTTGAACGGGTTTATGTCGCGGATAGTTTCCATTATGCTGGGACCTCTTGAGTTTCTTCTTTAGGCTTCTGCGGGGCAGTTGGTGCCTGAGTTGACGTTCCCACAGGCACTTCTCGAATGATGACACTTGTGGGTTCCCGCATGATTGGCGGTTGTGTTTCTTTTTCTTTCTTGAGGAATTGTGGTCGTTTTGCCCAAAGTTTTCTGACAACATATCCAAAAAGGATTCCGCCAGCAATCAATAAGGAACCTCCACTTATGACAATGTTTGTTACGTTTGTGCTTGCAATGTCGCCTAAATACTGAAGACCGTTGCCCACATTTGTGAGTATGCCGCCTCCGACGCCGTTTAACATTGAGGAAAAAGCTTCTTTAAACGGAGGACTAACAGCAGAAGCAATAGCAAGAGCCAATACTAAGCCGAATACGATTATGACGAACCAAGCTAATTTTCTCATTGTTTGGTCACCTCACATTGGTTTATAGAAACTCTGATTCGTTGAAACTGTCCCTGAAACTATCCCGTTTGTGGTTGTCCAAATGATTGTGGAATACCAAGGAATCCAAGGAACGTATGGGTACGGTTGTGGTACGTAATAGTTCTTTTTGCCCTTATTGTTCTGGCAATTCGCACACAAATCTACCCAATTCACAGTTTTTTGGAAGCTAGTGCATCTTTCTTTAAACTCGCAAATTACTTCATCCATTCCTATTCCTCTGTGATTGCTGCAAAACAAGAGGCATCATTTGCGTAGACGGAAACATCAGCGTCTTTCTGAAGCAAGTCGCGGAAGTAACTTCGGCATGCATAGTTGTTTTTGCATTTGAAGCAGCGTTTGCCGACTTCCACGCAGTTAGTGACGGAATTGCAGCGGATACCTAATTCTTCCAAACCGTCTTGGTCGATCTGCATTTGTTTGCCTATTTTGTGAGACTCGATTTCTGCAAGCCTCAACGTTTTGACTAATTCTTGGATTGAATCGAACTTTTCCATTTTTATTTCGGGTACACTCATTTCTTTCATCTCATTATCGGAAATTTCTTGCTGGACACTTTCACCATTTGTTTTGTAACGGCAAGAGGAATACTGCCATGACCCCGCGAATCCCTTAAGACTTCTCCCTTTATCACATCGCTGACTCCTGGCAAGGTCATTTCAAACTGTTTACCAAGATAGTCGAGAACCGCATGAAAATCCGTTCGCGAAACAGTTTCTGCCATGATGGGGTCGCGATAGCTAGTGTCTAAGATGTATTTTTGGGCTGCTCGCCTTTGAAGCGATACTTCACTTCGTTTGTGAGTCACTTTGCTGAAGCCACCATTCCGTTTGGAAAGGCGAAAGTTTCTTTTAGAAGTCTCTGACAAGTCTATGCTTGACATTAGTATATAAAATGTTCTACTTTTCCTTCACATTAGGCAATGTTTTATATATACAAACGTAAAGATAATGTCTGAGGCATACGAACGTGCGCAAAGCCCTGTTTCTGTTCGGAATCTCATTCCTCTTACTCGGACTTGTTTCTGGAGCACTAATTCAGAGTTATTGGCAAACAGCAAATGTGAAGATTAGCGGGCAACCTGAAGATCCCCTTGAAGCTTGGAGCGAAGTTGACGTTATAGTTTGGCAGTACAACAGCACGTTCTATGCCTCACGCAACATGTCAACGCTAATGGTGATTGAACTTCTCAGTAATGCAACTGAAGTCTTGACAAACGTAATCGGCAACGTTTCTGCAACGCAAGGCAGCATTTTCGTGCGTAATGGCACTTACACGGCGTCGGTTACGTTGAAAACAAACGTGTGGCTCACCCTTGACAAAGGCGCAAGCGGCATCACAGTCACGATTAATGCAGGCGCAACCGCAACGCTTGAAGACCGCAACGCGGGACGTATTCGCTGTTGGAAGGCAGGCGTGCTTGCTTGGGATTCTAATCTGGATTCAGGTTCGTTGACGACGGCGAACGCTGTTTTTAGCAGTTGGATGAACAGCACTTCAATTGACGGCGACAATTATTATTTGGGCAATCAAAGTCTCGGTTTTGTTGGGCCTGCCACATTCATCATAGACGTTAGCGGTTCGACGTATAGGGCATGGCATGGTGCGAATAGCACGTTGTTCACGTCGGGAACGAATGCTTCTCAGGTAATAAACAATGCTCTTGAAAACTTGACCGTAGGCAGAACTTGGATGGAAACCGTCTATTTGAAAGGCAACTTTACAATTTCCAACACTATTCTTGTTTCAAGCTATACACACATCATTTTGGATGGTATGGTGTCGTTGGATGGCGCAAGCCATATTAGTATACTTCAAAACGCGCATCCTACAGTTTATGATGGTCATGTAATAATTGAAGGCGGAGTGTGGGACGGCGGCGCGGATATAAGTTGGCATGGTGGTCATGGTATAAACTGGACTGGTACTACAAGCGCTCTCTATAACAATAGGGAAATATGGATTAGAAACTTGAAGCTTCAAAACTGTATCGTGGATGGGTTGCATTTGGAAGGTAATGGTGGCAGTTACCCGTACATTTTTCATGTTAGTGAGGTTGATGCGAATGGTTACAGATATGGCTTATACGTGTACGGCATTGGTGATACACAGTTTGTAGGGGGCCATTGGGGAAGTGACACATCAATTGCCATTTACATAACAGGTGCGGGACCTCTGCAATTTTCAACTTTCCAGACTGACGGTTCAATAATCATTTTTGAAAGCAAAGAAGTTACTATGGGAACTTTCACTCTTGATGTTACAAACAGGAACGTTTCAGGTTTAGACCTTAAAGGTTGCAGAGGTTCTCAGTTCAGCAATGGATACATAAAAACTTCAGCAAGCAACGCTTACGTGACTTTTGCCGCAATCACTTTGAACAAAACGGGAACCGCATTTTATCAAGTGTCAACAAACAATCTTTTCAGCAACATCCGCATTGGCCGTCCAGTAGAGGGAACGGGAACAGACCGCTGGAAGTATGGAGTTTACGAAACTGAATCTAGCACTTACATAGACTATAATACTTTTATCGGAATGGATTGTTATGATTCTGTTACGGCAGGAATTATTCTTGGCGGAATAAACAGTCACGCTAATCTAAGTTGGAACCAGACAAGTTGGCTAACGTAATCGAATGTGTCTTCGACAAGACCCAACATTTCTCATAGATTTTACGCCTAGAAGAAGGTTTCATAACCATTAATTAAGAACCGCGAATTTAATTAGTTGATTGACCAAAATGGCAAAAGCCCTGAGAATATTCTCGATACTATTCTTGATTATTCTAGTTTTTGCTCCGTCAGTATTCGCGTGTTTCTATAACGCCAAACCCAACAAGCACTATACTCTTTCATTAACTGCAACAGCGCATTATAGCACCGTCACCCTAACCGCCCACTTAACACACAATCAGAACCCTCATAAAACCGAAGACGTTGCAGAAGCAACAATCCACTTTTACACATGCAATTCAGACGGCGACAATCGGAAAGAAATAGGCCACAACATATCCTTGCGTGATGGAACAGCAACTTTCTGTTGGTCAGCAATTCATAACGGTAATTATTGGTTTATCGCCGAATACGTTTCAAAAACTAAAGACAAATTTGACAGTCACGTTTGACCGAACGGTTCACGTTAAGAACCTATTGAGGAGGAAAGGGGAGGTGAAAAATATGATGAAGAGGATGAAGGTTCTAGCCGTAACTGCGTTGATAGCAGTGATATGTGCGGGAATGGTGTATGCTGCGTTCACGATAACAAGTGCTCCAGTCTATGTTGACCTCAGATACACCATCACAATAACACAAGCATACTACATACCTAGCTCTGGAATGTATTTGCAAGCGCAAGTTTTGACTCCAGCATTAGGCGGAGTTGTTGGAGTTACAGTGAGTTTTTTGGCTTCTACTGACGGAGTGACTTATAATTGGATTGGATATGGCAATGCTATAACGGACGGTAGTGGATTAGCGGACTTTACATGGACTGGTGCTGCGGCAACTCAATACAATTTCGAGGCAACGTGCACGCTGTAGCCAAAAAGGTGGAACACGGCAAACTTTCCCTTTTTGTTTCTTTCTGACATGGACTTTTCAGAATCGAATATGTCCTGACGCGACCACAAAAAAGAACCGTAGATTCATGGGAGTTCCTAGAAGTTCTTATTCGAAGAAGGCGGTTGTACTTCTTCACCATTCACACATAGTATCTCAAATAGTATGCAGATAGTGGACAAGTATCACTTTTCAGAAGCCAGACGCAACTCTTTTTGTCGAACTCCACCATCTGAAGCCCTGATAGTTCCCACAAACTCAGTACCACCACATTTAGGGCAAGAAGTATGCCTAGGCGAGACTATCCGAGTGCATTTTACGCAGACATCATACCACGTTCTCTGTCCCTTGCCTTCTATGTAACCTTCATTCATGTTTTCTCCTTCTTGGTTTTCTTTCCGCAGTTACCCTTTAGAAAGTCTTTCATTTTCCGTGTGAACTCTAACAGTTTGAAATCAAAGTCGCATCCCCAGCCAACTCCTGTGTAGTCGCCTTCTTTGCTGTGATGCTCCAAGATAGAGAGTCGGCCTATATCATATCGTAGTATGCCGTAGCCGAAATCGCAAAGATACAGTTTAGGGTCATTCATTTCCATTCCTTCCTTCTATTCTCATATGCTTCTAACAGTTTCTTGAATTGTACCCGTTTTTTGCGTGCGTAGTCTCGCATGTACGCCTTCTGCTTCTCCTTATTAGCGTAAGGACTCATAGTTTTTGCGCCTCACTAACTTCTCCATAATTAGCAAAGTGATATTCTGTTGAACAAACATCGTCCCCTTCAATGTCCTTCCTTACTTCATCGCCATAGACAACATCCTCGAAAGACAGCCTACAGAATGGAGTCATCTTACCTTCATCATCACATTTATCACACACAGCTAGCCAAATACATTGCATAGAGCATTTGCCTTCTCCAAAAAAACAAACTGAGTCTTTAAGTGCATCCTTTATGTTCTCCCTTTCTTCTTTGCTGAAGCCCTTATCTACATCGACCATTTTTTTATCACCAAGGAGTAGGATCGTATTCATATCCTTTCTTGTCCCAGCAATCAAGACAAACAAATTCTGGCTTCTCATTGATTTTTGTAAGGTTCTTAGTCAAGCCACAATCTTTACACTTCTTTCCCGACAACTTCAGTCTCATGTTTAACTGCTCTATTTCTTTCGCTGTCATGTTTGCTGTAGGTTCCCAAATTCTTGTTCCTTTTTGAATGCTCATCTTTCATCCCTCAACGGTTTACTATACCACAAGTGGCTTATAAAGTTTACTAAACCTCTTTCTTTTCTAAATTGTACGGTCAAAAAGAACCATCAATGTCAGAGGGTTCGCGGAAGCTTTTCGGGTTTGTCGAATCGTTTATACGCTAACGACTTATCGGCGTATATCAAAGTACTAACGCGGAATGTTTGATTATGTTTTTAAGGATGTTACCGAAAGGTCTTGATGGAGGGAGAAAGGGTTGAGTTTGCTGGAGGATTGGCTAGGGGACTGTCGCACTCAGTCAACGAGGCATATTTACATGACAGGTATGCGGTTGTTTCTTGAATGGTATCGTAAGCCTTTAGAAGCATTTCTAGCTTTAGAACCGAAAGACTTGCGGCATGTTGCTTTACGGTTTCAGAATGAGGCTTTGAACGGTTGGTTGCCGCCTTGGAGAAAAGAAAAGTTGAGTCAAAACACGGTCTTGTCTGTTCTTACGGCATTGGGCAGTTTTTGTAGTCACAACGATAAGGTTCTGCGGTTAAGGGGAAAGCGTGCCCATATTCTCATTGACCTTTCTAGTCATGTGTTTTCTACGCAGGATTTAGTGAAAATGTTCGGGGTTGCAGGCATAGAACAGAAAGCAATTCTTTCGACGTTTTGTAGTTTAGGTTGGGAAGTCCAAGCGTTGTTGCAGTTGAAACGGGCCTTTATTGAAAGTTTGATTTATCGAGCGCGTGAGCAGAGGCAAGAATACGTGTATTTTATTCATCAGCGGGGAAAGACTGGAGCCGTAAGGTTGGGCGTGTTAAATCCACTTGCTATCGAGTGGATCGGCGAATGGCTTAAGACAGGTTGGCATGGCGAACACCTTTTCAGCTATACCACAAAAGAGGGCCTAAACGGAATGTTGAAACATCTTGCTAGGGATGCTCATGTGTTGGTTACGGGTCGAGTTCATTCGCATTTGTTGCGGAAGTGGGTTATGAGTGGTTTGAGTCGTGCGGGTTTCAACGAGTTTCAAATCAAATTTGTTGTTGGAAAAACGATTCCGTTGAGTGATATGACGTATTTGCAATCGTTGCAGCAAGAAGTGGAAGAAAGGTATCCGAAAGCGTTCATAGAAAGCTTGGACATTAGCGGGCGAAAAGTGGTTGCGGGACTGAGTGATAAGGATCGGGAAATGCTAGATTTGTTGAAGAGTCCTGACGTGTTAGAGGGCATACGCAAATTGGCAAGGAAAGCTGGACTTTAAGGGGAGACTCTCTAGGGTTCGAGAATGATTGTTGGAACGTGGGTTTAAATCGCCGTTCTACTTACGGGATATTTTACGGGAGGATTGGAATGAAACGGATTGTTGTTTCTGAGGAAGTGTTTAGTTTGTTGAAGGAACGTGCTAGACGGAAAGGCTTGAAGGTTACGGATTACGTTTCTTGTCTTCTTCGATTAGCTGGGCTAGACGTTTAGTGACGTAGGCTGAGAAGCTTTTTACTCCCTGTTTTATTGCCAGTTCGTCTTTTTGGGCATTGTACTCGGTCATTAGGTAGTCATAGACTATCTTTTGAACTGTGATTGTTTTGAATCCTTTTGGCGGCATTGTTGCTCTGTAAGTAATTTACCGTAATTATGTATTTAAGGCTTGTTTCTTGACTCTTCAGATAACCGTAGTTTACGGCAAAGCTTATATTCTCACACATTGTATAACCGTAAACTACAGGAAAAGTGAAGGATAAAATGCCAGAAGAAGGATGGAAGTCTGTCACCATACCAGAAGAAGTTTACGTTGAACTTCAAACGCTAGCTGAAAAGAACTGCCGATCCGTTGCCAAAGAAATTGAGCATCTTTTGAAAACCCGAAAACAGAAGGAATAAACCCTGAGCAAAGTCGAACTTGCCCTGAAAGTAAATGCGGCGTATGACGCGATTCTGCCTAGGCTTTCTAAGGCAGAGTTTGAAGCGTTGAAACTTTCAATTCAGACGGAGGGCCAGCATTTTCCGATTGTTATTAATGAAATGAGTGAGATTCTTGACGGTCACCATAGGTATCGGGTTTGTCAAGAGCTAGGGATTGAACCTAAGGTTGAGAAGCGGGTTTTTTCGGATAAGTTGCTTGAAAAGAAGTTTGTGATTGAGGCGAATCTTCGTCGGCGTCAGTTGACGGATTTTGAGAAGGCCGAGTTCGGTTTGCTTCTTATGGAAATTGAGGCTGAGCGTGCAAAACAAAGACAAGGGACTAGAACGGATTTAACTTCTGGGACTTCTGGTTCAAATGAACCGAAGGTAACGGAAGATTCGGGTAGGGCTCGTGATGTTGTTGCTCGTCAGATCGGTTTGAGTTCCACAACTTTTCAGCGGGCTCTAACAATCATTGAGAAAGGTTCTGAAAAACTTAAAGCAAAATGTCGAAAAGACCAGACTAGCATAGCCTATGCGTACAAAATGGTTCAGCATATTGACTGTGCAACTCCGCCGCTTCCCAAGGGCACGTTTGACGTTGTTGTTGCTGATCCGCCTTGGGAATATGCTTTGCGTTTGCGTGGCAGTCCAGACATGCACTATTCGACCATGACGACTGACGAAATATGCAAACTGGAAGTTCCTTTCGCTGATGATGCCGTTCTGTTTTTGTGGGCAACAAACCCGAAGTTAGAAGACGCTTTACAAGTAATGAAGGCGTGGGGGTTCACTTACAAAACGAACTTGGTTTGGATCAAGGACAAGTTTGGCACTGGCTACTATTTCAGAGGTCAGCATGAACTTTTGCTTGTCGGCATAAAAGGCGAGTTTTCGCCACCGTCTGAAGATAAACGGGTTTCCTCAGTATTATCTTCACCGAGAAGAGAGCACAGTCAAAAACCCGACGAAGCTTACAAGATAGTTGAAACCATGTATTCTGGCCATTTATTTCTGGAACTTTTTGCCAGCGAGAAACGGGAAAATTGGGAGGCTTGGGGTCATGGTGTTTGAGGATTCATTAAAGCTTGAAAAAGCATGTTCACCATACCTAGACAGTTACTATAGAACAGTTTTCGGTCAAAACCTAATCGGTATTCTTGACGTTTCTCAAATCTTCGATTTTCAGCATATGGGCATAGACAAGTTTCTGGCCTTAAAACTCCAAGATGTCCCGAGACTCTCTCTCTATTCAATAGACGAGAAAGTTAGAGGCAAAAAATGGTCTGACTATGCCGCTGAAGTGTGGAGCAAACGAGAAAAAGAAATCCCAGGATGGGTCTGGACTAGCAGAGCTGACTACATAGTTTACGCTTTCTTCGACATGAAAACAAAACAGCTTATTGAAAATCCACGTTTCATACCGACCCTTGATTTTGTAGCCGCGATCAAAATTGGAAATTATCCAGTTATTTCAGCGGTAAATCTTGGGTGGACAACGATCTGCAAAACGATCCCTGAAGACCAGTTAGAATCGAAAGAACCGCGATCTTGGTCGCTCGCGGACTTCACGATAAGGAGTTGAATGAATGAACAACAAAAAGGATTCTGACTTTGTTTTAGTCAGCAAAACCCCTGACTTAGCCGACGTTTCCCTAATTGAAATGTTGCGTGCAGTAGCAGCGATTGGGAGAGGCCAAAAAGTGAAAGTGGTTCCCGCGAAGGAGGCTTGAATTTGAAGGCTGAAAAGTGCGAAAGCAAAGTTGCTAATTTGCTGGCTTCTTTGGACAATTTGCCTGAGAATTATTGGACCGAGAAACTCGACGTTCTAGTGGATTGTATTGCGGAGTTGCAACGTGAGATTGAAGAGTTAAAGAAGGAAGCAAAACCATGACTGACATTTTTTGGGATGGAAAACCGTTGAAGAAACTTGAAATTCATGAAGCAGGAGAGGGTGGAGAATTTCTTTGGTTGCGCGGGATTTTGGAAAACGGGGAAAAAAAGGATTCGTTGTATTTGAAGGGAACAACATGAAGTTTCAATGTTTGAATCCTGACTGTAAGAAAGTGTTTCTGTACACTGCCAAACAAACAAGTGAAGATCCAATCGGCAATTCAGACCCTAATATCTATGAAACTCATGTCTGCCCTTTCTGTCACGGTCTAGTTTTTGAAGAGTCCGACTCCGTTCCGTCAGAGAAGATTGTGAGTCTCAAAAGCGTCAGCATCGAAGAAGTTGACGGCCTAATCAAGGAAGGCTACGAAGTGCGGGAGGTCTATGCGAAGAATGCGATTTTGCAAAAGAAGCTTTTGATTGTGCAAGAAGCAGAAAAGGAAGCGAAAATGCTGAACAAAAAACAGATTCTCAAACGTGTAGGATGGATGCTTGAACATACAGCTACATGTAATAAAGCGTGGTTCATCAACGAATTAGAAACTTTGCTTGTAAGTGCTGTGAGTCCAGAAGAATTTCGCGACGATTTTAAAGTACCAGTCAAAAAGGAGACTGCTAAGTAAAAATGATTGAACTGACTCGTTATCAAAAATACAAGAAGACTTACCAAGCTTACTATGCAAAACATAAAGAGCATTGTTTAGAACTAAGTCACAAATGGGATCAAAATAATCCTGAACGAGTCACCCAACTTCATAGGACATGGAGGGTTAATCATCCTGAAGCTACCATTGATTCCTATAGGCGTTGTGGTGAGAAACATAAAGATGAACACAATGAGCAAAACAGGAAATGGCGCAGGACATATCCTGAAAAAAAACATGCGGGTAACATTATATCGAAACATCCTGAGATGTTTCCACTAGCTGATGAATGCGAGTTTTGCGGATGCATAGACAAACTTGAGCATGGTCACATAGACTACGATTATCCAGAACTGTATCTCACGGTCTGTCATCGTTGTAATCATTGGATGGATATAGAGGAGTGGCTGTTCAGAAATGAGTGAAAATAAGAACGATTTTATGAATCTCAACTTCTTCGTGAGAATGTTCAAGGATGGCAAATGGCAAGCTGTGAATATTCAGAATATGACTGAAGCAGAGTTCCGAAACTTCATTTGTCAAAAACTTGGGTTAATTGGGCTGAGAACATGAGTGAGCATGGAGTTTTTGCTACGCAACTGCTTCCAATAGACAAGCTTGTTAGTATGCCTTTTCAGAGTCGAGTCAGCAAGGTTGATCCTGATTTTGCGGATTTAGTCGCGAGTATTCAAGAGTATGGCATGATAGAACCCGTTGTTGCTAGGCCCTTACATGATGAACTTAGTAGGTATGAAGTTTTGGCTGGAGAAAGACGACTGAAAGCAGCGAAGCAACTCAAATGGAGCGTTGTTCCCTGCCATATCCGAGAAGTTACTGAAGATGTTGCGATTGTTTTGCAGGCTGAAGAAAACTTGCATCGAAAAGACTATGATGAAGAAGATAAAGTTCATTTAGTTTCTGAATTGGCCCGGCTCAAGGGTTGGGATGCTACTGAAATTGCTAAACGGCTTCACCGATCATATTCTTGGGCTATCAAATATCTTCCTGACAAGTATAAGGATCAAGAGAAAGCTCAAGCTGGAATGGTTGGCGGTATTGTGAAAGCTGCCACACAGCGTGTGGCACAAGAGCAAACTGTTAAGACTCAAGAAACCCGCATAACCATTCAGTGTGACAGGTGCAAAGTTAATTCTGGCGATTGCAGGCTTTGGCATGGCCACAACTTGTGCGGTAAAGATTTTGCTAAAGCAGAACTGAATCCTGAAGCTTATGATGGCTATTTCCGTTATCTCGAAAAAGGAAGGCAAGCCGTTGTTGAAAAGCCAGCGAAACCGCAGACGCCTATGCAAATGACGAAGTATGGGGACCGCGAAGGAATGATGAAGGTTCAGCATGGCGCGATGGAAGATAAAATCGTTCAGAAACTTCGGGATAAGGGCTTCAAGGTTTCTACTGGAAAAAAAATCGTTGTCTATCAAGTCACGACGGAGCCTGATTTTAACATTGAATTGATGGGAGGCAAAACCGTTCATGGCTATGTGGATTACGAGTTTACGCATGGCTCGAAACAGATGGACCGCGACGCTGACCTGCGGGATTTGTTGCGGAAGGTGGAGCCTGATTCGTTTGTTGTTGCTGTGCGTGTGAAGGGCGATTCTGACAAGGAAGCTGACGAGAAAATAAACGAAATCGAAGAAGCGTTGAAGTTTTGAGGTTCAAGCGGGTTGTTAACGAATATAGTTTGGGAGAAGGAAACAAATGACTCGTTATTGTGATGATGAAAACAAATGCAAAAATGCTGGAAGGGATTGCGACCATTGTACTCGAAATTATGACTATGAAGAAGAACGTTTCGATTGTTTCAGCGAAAAAGATGAGAAGCGGATTGTTTCAGAAGGAGCGAACCCGAAATGAAGTTTGCGGAGTTGTTTTGTGGGATAGGCGGGTATGAATAATGAAGAAAGGTTTCAGATTTGCACCATACAGTAAGTTGGAGAAAGACATTCCAAAGCAAACTCTGATAGCGATGTATGAACAGAAGAACATGACTCTGACTGAAATCGCTGAATTTCTAGGTTCAAGATACAAGCATATCTGGAGACTTTTCGAGTTTTATGGAATCCCTAAGAGGGTAGCGAAGAAACGAAACCAAACCTTAGAAAGAAATGACAGTTGGAAGGGCGGAGAAACTGTTCGTAGGGGATACGTTGAAGCTAGATGTGAGGGACATCCAAGAGCCAAGAAAGCAGGATACTACGTTCCAAAACAAGTTCTCGTAATGGAAGCACATCTAGGGCGATGCCTAACCCAAAATGAAGTGGTACATCACATCAACGGAGACAAGATGGACAACAGAATAGAAAACTTGCGGTTGATGCCCAAGTCTGGAAGTGGAAGTCATGTTGGTTTTCACAATAGAGTCAGAGGGAGGAATTGTGTTTGACCATAACTTTTTGCGAACTTTTCTGTGGTATTGGCGGTTTTCGATTGGGTTTGGAGATGGCTAACATTGGACTCGAAAAAGCACGACCAAAGAAAACGGATTTACAATACGATGGGGATTTCACCGACTTTGGAAACACCAACTGGAGGGCATCATATCCCCTTGATTTCAACTGTGTGTGGGCTAACGACAATGACAAGTACGCCTGCCAAATCTACAGAAAACACTACGGAACAAAAGAACTTGTTGAAGGCGACATCAGAACAATCGACCCTGCAACCATTCCCGACTTCGACTTGCTCACTGGCTACTCTTGGACGTGTCCGGATTGCGGAGCCAAATTCATCATTAACCATGTGGATTGGCCCGGCAACAAAACGGTGGAACATCGACTGGAGGCTTGAAACTTGAAGATGTACCATATCGAAGTTGCGAATATTGACGTGTCAAATCATCATGACTACATTTTGGCGAAGGATTTTGATGAGGCTTACCGTAAAGCCACGAAATTAGTTGCCAGTTACAAGAAAGAAGTCACGGAAGAAGCTGAACTGGTGACGGTTGAGTTTGAAAACGAAATCACTGAAGGTATCTGGGACAAAATGGAGGTTTAATGATGGAAACGGTTCAAGTTGCAAAACCAGAAGAGATTATCCGTGAAGTCAACGGCAAAAAACTCTATAAGGTTTTGGTGAAGGGTGAAAGTTGTCACGGCGGCAACATGAAATGGAAAGTTGGCGTGTGGCACCATTTTGATGGGCACCCGCGAATCTGCGAACAGGGTTTTCACCTTACAACTGCGCCATATCAGTCATGGTATAAATGGGGTTGCGAGGTTTATGAGGCAGAAGCCAAAGGCATCAGCGAATGGCAAGATGACAAATGCGTATGCACCGACGTAAGACTAATCCGCAAAGTGCCAAAACATGCAAGCGTAAGAACGACTGAACGGTTCATCAAGAATCTGAAGAAGATTCCGTGGTTTAAGCCTGACGGCAAACCCCTGCCAGAATGGAAACTTTATACCGCTGACACTTTGGACGCTGCTCGGTCCGCTGCTTTGGACGCTGCTTGGGACGCTGCTTGGGACGCTGACACTTTGGACGCTGCTTTGGACGCTGCTTGGGACGCTGCTTTGGACGCTGACACTTTGGACGCTGCTCGGGACGCTGCTTTGGACGCTGCTCGGTCCGCTGCTCGGGACGCTGCTTGGGACGCTGCTTGGGACGCTGCTTGGGACGCTGCTTGGGACGCTGCTTTGATGGCTGAGTTTCTTGTTTGTGAACATTTGCCCATCAAAGACAAGGACAAACATTTTGCCCATGCAAAAGCGCGGATGCAAGTTTGGCAGAAAGGCTACGGTTTACTCTGCGATGTAGACGGCGTTCTCTATGTCTATTCGGCAAAGGAGACCCAATCAACAATCGAAGACAAGGTGAAAGCATGAGCATTTCTGTGTCTAAATCCAGTTTGTCTTCTGTTTTGGGTTTCATGGTTAGGCGCCGCGCTTTAATCGCGCTCAAAGAATCTACGATTCAAAAGACACGAATCATTAAACTCGAATTGGCAACGGGCCACTTATCCATTTCTGAAGCTGACAAGCAATTGCAACTGACGCGGAGAAGGTACAGGTGGAAACGTCGATTGATAAAAGCGGCAAAAATTGAGGAGGCTTAGAGAATGACCACTTTCTATGATCGGTTGCGTTTCAGTTTCAGCAATTACTTTCGGATGATGCGTGGCAAATACAAGCCTGAAATGGTTGAGGATTTGCTGGCTATCGTAGAAGAAGCAGAAAAGGAGATGTCGAAATGAATGTATTGGTGATTTGCCCAAGTCAATGTATAGCGAAGGTCATTGATGGAAATTGCCTATGCGCTAAATTCTTTCACAAGTGTCTGAATCCACAATTTCATCCGAACTTGCAGATGTATGTTGTAATAGCGAGGATGATGAAACTTCCAGACAATTCAACAGAGGAGAAAACATGAAAGTCAACATTAAAACTTTGAAGGCAAAAGGCGAAAACCTCAGTCAGTACGATATTGGACTTCTCGAAAAAGAGTTGCAAAATCGCTTTATTTGGCTTTCTAAGAACCGCGACTTGAATGTTATGATAAAGAAAGAATTGATGAAAATGCTTCAGGAGATTTTAGGAGAATGACGGATTTTTGTCGTAAGCACAATAGAGCATTGTCAACCGTTCGTCGCCGGCAACTGTGCAAGCGCGAGTGCGTCAGCATAGGGGATGAAACGTGTGGGTTTCTGCTCATAAAATAAAGGTGAAAAAATGAGTCTGAAAACGCCAAGAAAATTATCGCTCAAGGATCTCGAAGTCAGATATGAAAATATCCGCAAGTCTGATCCTCATTGTCAAAAATGCTCTGTGAGAGGTTGCTCTAATCCTAGAGATTCCACGCCCTCATTAGGACAGGACACTTGTTGTGCTTATCATCGGTTGCTTTTTGACTTTTGGAGTTGTGATATTGCTCCGATTCGAGGCCATGACATCTTGGCAATGACTCAGAGAGGACGAAGAACAGCGTTTACTCATTGGAGAAATCGCATGGGAAAAGCTGAGTTGGATAAACTGGTTTTGCGGTTGATGACTGAACCGATTAATTGGGAGTGCTAGCATGGAGATACAAATAGTTCAAGATGAACCTGACTATATTGAATGCTTGTTCGTAGCTGAAAACTGTCATTTTGCTACATACTTCGGGTTAGATGAATGGGAATACTTCAAGAAAGCGATTAATTCCTTTGACTTAAACTGGAGAACAACTGCAACGATCGACTCAGCGAACAAAGAACTCTCAGTCTATATAGACATGCAAATGGGCGACAAAGCTACCCTTCACGTTTCTGACAATAAGGATACTATTCAAACCTTGCTTGGGTTCAAAACGAAAACAGAGTGGAAGAAATTCAAGGCTGACGTTAACGCTTTCAAAGTTCATTCCGACAAGGAGGAATAATCTTGGTTTGTTATCGTGATGGTTGGTTGTACTGCAAAAAAGGCGGTTGGGAGGAAACTGAATGAAAGTTTGTTTTCTACGGTTACATGATTGGAGATTCTTCAAGGCAGAACAATACCCCGAATATGTTAGAATTTGTCAAAAGTGCGGAAGAACCGAAGAACTTGTCTATAACATGCTTGATTTCAGTTGGGAACCTAATCCTCATCGCAATTGGGTTCAACTTCGAGAAATAACACATAAGCGGTTGGGGGTGAGCTGAAAGGTGCGGTTTCATTTTCATTCCTTTTCTCCTAATCTCAATTTGCTCGGAACTGCACCCAGCAAACATTCCCTCTCCAACGGAGGCTTGAGAAATGATTGAAGATGAAGAAAACAACGATTGTGCAGAAGAGTACGAGCATGGATGTGAGGACTGTAAAGACTACACTTGCCCTTACCGCGATACTCAATGGGTTGATCCGACAGATAAAGACCAAACGGAGGAACATGAATGAAACGATGTGAAGTTGCAGGCTGTAAGGAAAAGGCCACAGTATTCAGCAAATTTGTGGATGGCAAATGCAAGGAGGAAACTTCTGAATGACTTTTCGTCCTATCAAAAGTAAAGAATGTTTGTTCTGTCACCATTGGAAAAACTATGTTAGTTCAGATTTGCCGACGGTGGATTGTTTGCTTGAATGTGAGGGCAAGGGACAACAGACTTTGGTTGGAGAGGCAACAAAATGAGAGTAGGATTGATGAATCTAGAACCTAAAATCGAGAACACAGCCTTAATGCAGATAAGTCAATATCATAAAGAACGCAATGACTCAGTTGAATGGTACTCTTCGCTTTTTTATCCTGAGTATGACCGCATTTATGGCAGTAGCCTATTCACGTTTACTAAGAAACCTGTTCTCAGACCTAAAATGGTTGTTGGCGGCACAGGCTTTAATGTTCAGTTACGGCTACCGCCAGCAATAGAAAACGCAAACTTGGACTATTCAATTTATCCCAACTGCAAGACAAGCTACATCTGGTTCAGTCGAGGATGCGACAAGTATTGCCCTTTTTGTGTTGTTCCAACAAAAGAAGGAAAACTCCACCTTGAAGACCCTAAGAACTTGAATTCAAAAGCAACGCGAATCAGCGTCATGGATAACAGTTTCACACAATTGCCCAAAGACGCTTTTCATCATGCAGTCATGCTACTTGAAGACTTTGGGTATTCTGTTGATTGGCAATGTGGAATAGACTGTCGCATACTCGATGAGGAAAAATGGGATGCGATCCGTGGACTCAAACGCTATAAACAATTAAGAACGGCGTGGGATAATCCGCGTGAAGACTTACGTTCAAACCTAGAAATGATGGGTGACTTTTTCGGCAAATCAGCATTGATGGTCTATGTTCTCATAGGTTACTGGTCAACTCCACAAGAGGACTTGTATCGAATTAACGAAATCCGCAAGTTAGGACTCGATCCTTGGGTTATGCCGTACAACAAGAAGGACCCGTACCAGAAAGCGTTTGAAAGATGGGCTAATCGACATGTCGGTTGTGACTGGAAAGACTACAATTATGGAAATTGGTCTTCGCAAATAGAGGTGTCAATTAAATGAATTTGCTTGAGTGTGAAGGAAAAGGCCAACAAACATTGAGGTGTGAAGAAACAAAATGAGTGAACAGAAAATAGAGGTTGGTCTTGCCCAGCTTAACCAGGAACGTGCAAAGTTTTTACTAGAGCAGTTGCTAGGCGTAATTCCTTACGTCAAAGAGCTCACCGGCATCACTGATGAGGCTCGGAAAATTGTTGAAGAGCAGGTGGCAGAATTTGCTCTCAGCATCAAAACTTCTAAGCTGGATCGTGAGCAACTTGAAGCTTTCTTTAAGAAACCCTATTATCTGGAACCTGTTCATGGAAGACCTGATTCTTGGTATCTGATTATTCCAAAGTTTGTTGATATTCAAATAGGATGGTTAGATCGCAGTACAGAATCGTATAATCGTTTTCTTATTAATCGTTACATGGATTGGTTGGGGGAGATTCCTGAGGCCATTAAGAAACAGCTTGATTGGAAGCCTCCGCCCGAGCTTATTTTGGACGGTGAAGAACTTCATGGCCCTAAGAGTGCGTTGGAATATGCATGGCAGAAATATCGTCCATTCTTGCATGATAGGGATGAGAACAAAATCAAGGTCAATCCGAAAAGGGCTTTTGACCTTATTACTTCCATGATTAAAGACGGTGTTTTGCCGTTCACTATCAAACCAGTGGATAAAGCTGACTATGTAGAGCGCAAGTGTGATTTTCAACTGCGTGAGTACCAACAGCACGCTTGGAATGAGTTTCTACGTTTCAGTGCCATCGGAGTTTTTATTCCTCCGGGAACAGGAAAAACGATAATTGCGTTATGGGTTATGACACACCTCAAAGGGCCACATTTAGTTGTTGTTCCAACAAAACTACTGCAAGAACAGTGGATTGAAAGAATTCAGGTGCATACAGACCTGCAACCTAGCGAGTATGAAGTTCTGACTTATCAGAGTGCAATATCAAAAGCGTCAACCAAAACATGGACTACACTTCTAATAGATGAATGCCAGCATATTCCCGCTAACTCTTTTGTTAAGCTTTCACTAATTCGTCGCAAATACACTATTGGCCTGTCTGGTTCACCGATGAGGGAGGATGGTCGAGAAGAATACATTTTTGCTCTCACTGGAAAACCTGTTGGACTCAGTTGGGACTATTTCAAAAAGCTGAACTTGATAAAAAGTCCCACATGCCATGTGTGGATTGTCAAGAACTTTGAAGCTAAACTCCGACGTCTTGCCAGTCTTTTACAGGAAGATTTGCGAACCATCATTTTTTCAGACTCGCTTGAAACTGGAAAAGCTGTTGCTGGACGGTTCAAAATTCCGTTTGCCTATGGTGCGACAAAAGATAACATGGCGACTATTCTTGAAAACCGAGTTGTCGTTGTCTCACGAGTGGGCGATGAAGGTATGTCGCTTCCAGACATCGAACGAGTCATAGAGGTGTCCTGGCTTTTTGGGTCACGCCGGCAAGAACTTCAAAGAACAACAAGGCTGTTGCACAGTGAACAGGGAGCCCAAGAAAGCCACATTCTCATGACACTTGAAGAATATTTGCATGACCGCAAACGCTTATTCAGCATTATGGATAAGGGCTTCAAAATTGTGTTGCACCGCGAAGGCGTAAGCGAAAAAGTGATAGAAGATCATTCGCATGATTATCGCCCACTGCCTCGGTCACGCAATTCGAGACATGCCGCAGTTCCAGAACCTACCGTATCCGTTCCTGTTGTGTCAAGTCAAAGTGGAACCTTCACCAATTTGCCAGGCGTCCAGAAAATCATTGCGTTACTGAATAAGAAAGAGAAACAGTTCTACACGTTGCTTTTGGATCATGACGGTGAATGGTTTAGTCGTCAGCGTTTGCCTCTTCTGTTGGGCTTTTCAAGTGATGATGGTTTAGCTCATGCGATTGATTTTGTGAAGCTTGTCGATAAGGGTTGGATAGAGTCGAAACGTGAAGGACGCGGTTCTAGTTATCGAACAAATATGAAAGGAAGGATGGCATGATGAAACATAAAAGTGGCAAGAAACGTAAAGCCCTTGTTGTCTTGATTCTGCCAGCGGTTGCTGTTTTGTGGATGTTAGGCTGGACCATGTTTTGGACTGGTTCTAAGCCGGAATCAAAAAAGAGTCGGAGGCGGTTTTTGCACGCATGACTTCTGTCTACGTTAAACATTACTATTGCACTCAAGGAAGCCACTATATTGTTCCTCAAGAATCAACTTTTGATAAGGCTGGAAGAATAATCTGTAAAGTACACCGAAGATTAGTACGGACTAAGGTTCAGCCAGCACAAAGAAACGCGCATTTGAGACAGAAACTGAAGGCGAAAAAATATGACTGAATGCCCACACGCTAAGATTCCGTTTGACGGTGCTACCCACCTAAGAATGTGTACGTTGCATGATTGGCTAACCTGTCCAGAAGCCGCCTGGAAAACAAACAGCGAAGGATGCCCATACAAGAAGGAAGTAAAAGAATGAGTGGAGAGAGAGACGACTATTATGATCTTGAGGGTTGTTGCCTAACTTGTGAAGATGCTAGCCCAGGCTGCTTATGCTATGAGTGTAACTGTACAAAGTGCGAGCAGTATGACGGCGGTGCGTGCACCCTTGCTAATACATGGCGAGCAAACAATCTGAACCTTCTAGTTCATATCTACAAAGACGGGTGGATATTCGTAAAGTTTGATGGCCCAATTAACAAGAGTGACTACAGTAAAATTCGTCCATTCTTCAAAGAGCACTATTTTGCATGGGATCCAGAAAATAAACGGTATGAACTTCAATCGTCAAACCCACGTTTCGTAAAACTGTTTATTGACACTTTACATTCTGCCAACTTTACGAATATTTGCTTTCTCGAAAAAGAAGCATACACACTAGGAAGTATGGAAAAAAATGAGGTTGAGTGTGAGCGAGTAGAATGAGAGAGAGTGTGAGAGAGCAGTGAAAGCAAGACAAGTATGTGAACAGATTGTCAGTACGTTGGTTAAAGACGGGTACGTTCACCAAGTGCGCCAAAAAGACTTGGAAGAAACCATAATGAAAACGCGACAGTGTATAGACGAAAGGACGGTAATGCGGTGGACTAGGGCTCTTTTGACGTTCGGTTATGTTAACCTTGAAGCACCACAAGTCTACAAGCTGAATCCAATCAAGATTCCAGAGTTGATGGCCTTGTTAAAGAAACAAGAACAAACCAAACTACAGTGACTATTATGCTGTTGCATGAAGATATGAAAAAGCTTATAACTGCAAAGATAGCAGAAGAGGGAGATAAGGCCAAAATTAAGTGGCCAAAGTCGAAACGGCTTATTCTTCCTAGAGGACGAACTACTAAACGTCCTAGAAATAGATACCGTCCTAACGCTTCTTATTATCGGGAAATTTTACGGCAAAACAATGTTTGCTTAACTCGTTGCCAACAATGTAATTCTGAATATCACATTACTGTTCACCATAAAGACTTGAACTGTTTCAACAATGAACTCAAAAATCTGCAGATTCTCTGTTGGAAATGTCATAATAAAATTCATTGTTCTGAAGAAGAAGGCGTGTTTGAAGAGGAGGAGAACACTGTTGCAGACGAGTAGCAACACACACTCACTCTCTCTCTCATTCCACACACTCGCAGACACAATACTTAAGTATTTCCTAACACAGAAGAACAATCATGGTCTACACCAAAAAATGTCAGCACTGTGGCAAAGAGTACGAAACACAATTCCACGCACAAAAATTCTGCTCTGTCCAATGCTACGCAACCTCAGTCAAAAACCCCAGCAAGGCATGCTCAGAATGCGGAAAACTATTCCAACCAGCACATTCAAACCAGCAATACTGCTCAAGCCAATGCTACCACAAGTCAGCACGCATGCCAGTCTAAACACCATCTCCCCCTTTTCTTTTCTCACAACTTCCTCTCACTCATTTTCTTCCATGCCTAAGCATTTGAAAGAAGCCCGGGCAAGCCCGCAAGTGTGGAAGGTTTTGGAGACTCTCAAATGAAGGGTGAGAAGCCGTTTCGGGTTCGTCAAAGTTGGCTGTCTCGTATGAGTAGGTTGGGGAAGGATCGTTGTGAAAGGTGTCGGGAGAAATTGGAGTTGGAGGATTTGGTTGTTTCGCGTGTTCACACGATTGGCGGGTGCAAAAAGCCGTATCATGTGACTTGTTGGCGGAGGCTTAGAATTTGAGGACTGGTTTAAGAATTAATAATCAGGTTGTTTTGCGGGATGCTTGTGATGCCGTGTATTATTGCAGTGTTGAATGTTCCATGAAGGTGTTGGGTTGTGCGGTTGATTGTCGGGTTCGTAAGCATTTTGGACTTCCGCCTCATGGGAGTAAGTGGCCTGTTTGCAGTTGCAGAAGCGAAATAGAGGGTTTGAAATGACAAAAAAATATACGGTCATGATAAATGACGACTTAGACACAAAATTTAGGAAAGCTGTCTTCGAAAGCAAAGGAATGCACAAAGGCAATTTGACTGAAGCAATGGAGGAGGCGATGAACTGTTGGATAAGACAACAGATGGAGAAAACTCGGAAAAAATGACTGCATACTTCAAAGAAGCACGAAGAATATTGAAGGAAGAGTATCTATCCCAAATGAATGAACTAGATGAGAAAACAAAATCCTCTCAGGTTACGGCGGAGCAGAAATATTACTTATTGCTATTCCAAAAGCAAGAGAAAAAGATTATGGAACTTTATGAAAGCCTTTCAGCAATATCTGAATTGATAGCACGCTATTTTGGTGTTTGGGAAAAATTCAAAGGTCTTGAAAAGATTGTCAGCGATTTAGCTCAACAAAAAACCATTGACCCCGCTGAAATAAACAAACTCAATAAAGCAATTGCTTCAGACGAGTTTAAGACGGTTTATGACTACGTTAAACGCCTGCAAGAACAAATAATAGAGTATAATAAGAGAAAAGAGGCGAACGACCTTGCCACCTGACACCATAACTGAACTTGCAGATGCCCTCGCAACTATGAAACGTATGCGCCAGTTAAACATAGAATTGTTAGAACAACTCAATGTATCTTGTACTTGGTTACTGGAAAATAAAGTTCAAATACCGAACTCAAGCACCTTTGCCTCATTACTTACTAAGGTAACAACTCTATTAGACGAAATGAATGCTGACGAGCCAAAAATTATGCAATATAGCATCAGCAGACGAAAAGTAACAGATTTCAGAACAGACGAAGAGGGAACAGAACCAAAGTAACAATGAAATATCTGCGGTGGCTACACAGTACTAAACAAAGTTTCACTTGTTATTCATGCCCAAACCCCTTTAGGATAGATGACAAAATAATCAGCAAACGCGGAAGCAAAGGCGGACGCCGACGAAGGTATCACATTGAATGTTGGAACAAACTATTCCATTAAGGAGGTGAATGAAAATGGGTTGGCATGTTCATTTTAAAGATGGAAAGAATCCCGCCATCTAATGAACAAAGAAAAGCCAGCATAGAATCTACAGGATTTGCCTTTTTCGTTACGAGGGCATCAAAAGCCCCTCTGGTTAACAGACCTATCCAAAACTTATCTGAGACCCTAAGAGTTACCAGAACCGTTGTAGATGACTATGTTTTGAAAGATTGGGTTGGAGAAGAATTCATCATTCAGGTCTATAAAGAAAAGGCAATAGAAATTGCTGAAAAAGACGCAAAAGAACTTGTGGAACTTGCAAGAAAAAACAACGGATGTTCAATTCCGTATCCAACATATAGATGTCATAAAATTTGAATGAAAAATGCGAAAAACTACAAGGGAGGTGAAAAATAGTGAAAGTGAACGTTTGGGTCTTACGAGAAAGATCGATGGTCACGACTAGACGCTGTTTAAAATGGCAAAAGACAGTGGCTAAAACAGACGACCCTTTTTAAAAATGAGATCGGCTAAAACGATGCCGTATCCGATGGAACAGCAGACTAACGATGTTTCTAAGCTTCTGATAATTAAATTATCTTCTACAGCGAGGCAGTATCCGTAGAAGTTGATGTTTAAGAAAACAATGACGGCTATAGTGATCGCTGTAGCTAGACTGGCGAATCCTAACAAATGAAAAAATATCTGTTTGTTAGTCATCTTGACTTCTGTTACTACGGATAATCTCTTGTAAGAAGGGGAATTAACAGGTCAGTATCACTACTTGACCGAATATTCTTTGCTTCTTTACTATTCAGGAACATGTTTTCCATCCACATCGCATACTGATCTGGCACGCTGATGGGTGTGCTGTTCAACAAGTCCGTGGTTGCCGTAACGGTTGTAGTGAAGCCATCTGGAACGACAAGTTTTGTTTCCGCTTCAAGAATCCGCATAGGCGAATCAATAGCAAATCCGCCGCCCACTTGTTTGCAGGCATGAACATGAAGTTTCTGTCCTGCCATCATAGACGGTTTGCCTTTCACTGTGAAAACAATGGTTGTGGGCAAACTTTGTCTTCTTAATAGTTCTGCATAGGCAACTCGCGCAGCAAAACCAGAATCATCGTTTGCTATACAAGAATCATCCATGCTATTTTTACTTATCAAGACTTTCTGGTATTCTTTATTTGCCGTGATGTTTGTGCTGTTGTAGGCTGACCTTGCTATTTGACCCGCAAAATGTAAATCGTCAATACAGAGAAACCCGTCTGTTCCAGCACCTTGAATGACAAACTCAATCGTGTCAATATCTGCCCAAGTCGGCGAACCAGTTTTGCCCCACCGATAACGCCTAGCTTCTGAACCGCTTGCCCAGTAAGGCCCGATTGGAATGCTGAAGTGAGTCCAAGTCTTATCAGCATCAACTATCAAGTTGAAGAAGGCACAATAGTAATAGTGTGTTTTTCTCGCCGTATTGTTGGTGCTCATAAGAACCCAAGCACCAGACGCAGGCGGCATTTCTTGACCATAAACCAAGTTGTATTTATAACCATAAAAGTTCAGAGTTGGAACGGTTCTCTCACTCCCCCACTTTGTCACATTCCAGTCTGCACTTGTTTTAGGAAAGTAACCGTAGCCAGTAGCTATTGTGTCAGGGTCAAACTTTAAACTGTGACTGCCCACAACAAAATGTATTTCACTGCCGACACTGTAATTATCATCTATTATACTTGTTAATCCGTCATTGCCCCATAATGCTGATCCGCCACTGTCTTCTGTCCAATAATCATATGCGGGTCTTCTAAACGGTGTCAACAAAACGATTCGATTTGCAAACTCTTCGCTTTTATCTAACACTGTAAAACCGTTGAAGTCTACGCCTTCTTCTAATGTGCTGCCTGCTTCATCCGTGTTATACCAGTCAGGCCACTCCGTCGTGTTTTCATGAGCACTAATCGTGTTAATAATCAAGTTTTTGTCATTGTCAACAATCCAATGTGCTCCTGCCGTGGTTCCTGCGCCTATGGCACTTGTCAAGTCGCATATAAGATCTACGACTTCTAAGTTTGTGCGGTAAGGGTTATTCACATATTTGATTGGGGTTGCCGCACAAATATCAGCAATTTTCGTTGTTGTCAAGACATAGCCAGTGTTGATTCCTGTACCTAAACTTTTGTTGACAAGATTCGTAACTATGTCTGTCCAGATTTTTTTAGCGGTGTCTTTTGTGTTGTTGCTACTTTCTAAACCATAGTCTCGGTTGCAATGTGTTTCTTCCAATGCTGCGCCGTAGCTTTTGCAGAGTAATGTCACAAGTGACCCGTCTGGAGGCGGAGAAAGGCTTGGGTTGGCTTGGCGTACTGTGCCGCCGAAGACTTGCGGCCATCCTGTAGTGTCAGTGGCATCGCGTAGGTAGATTTTGATGTCATCCAACACATCAATGTAATCGGGGTAAAATTCGCTTTTGTTATTGCCTGCAACCAAGGTTGCTACGTCATAGTTGTTTTCTCTACGTTTAACATCTATACTTTTGAAGGCACTACTGATATAGTCAGTTGTTACTGCGTTATGTGTGATGGAAACTTTGAACTGGGGCAAACCCATCAGTATCCCTCAACCATGTTACCTACTGTTATCGCCGCTGAGATTCCAGAAATTACACTCAGAATCTTTCCAAAATTTGTGGTTGCCTCCATATACATGATCATAGTGTGAAGCATACGGAGAGTCAAAATCAGTTTTTGCAACATTTGTATGGCTTTATCAATCTCTTTCGGCAACCCCATTCTAGCCATGAGACTTGTTATGCGATAGAAAATATATTCTACTTCTCGGAGTTCTCCTCTTGCATGACCAAATTCTCCCCGTATTGATTGTGTTCTGCCTTCTATGTTAGCGACCAACACTTGACAGTCTTGGAGAGCTGAAATTAACTGTTGTATTTCTCCGCCACTGCTCATGTTATTTTGCTCCCATAGGTTCAGGAACCATTTCCAACAGCGTTTTGCGCAGTTCTAACACTCTAGCAAGAAGGTCAGTTATGTTGATTTCATAAGTTAAGTGACAGCGACAGTTGCCTCTATGCCCATGCGCTTGACTTCCCTCTTGAAGATTCCAAACTACTCCATATTGCGGATGAATCAAAGAATCAGTTAATTCGCCTTTGCTAACCTCAAAACTCCAAGTATAGCCTTCAAGACTCCGACAAACTGGACATAATTTGTCATCGTCAGCGAATATATGCCAAGTGACGCTTATCCAAGCCACTCTATACGCCCCAGAACTGCAGGTCGTTCCATGTGCTCAATTGTCCACCACTACGTGAATACTGTTTCAAATAGAACTGCCATGTTCGTAAGGCTGTTCCGTCTTGGTCTAGGATTAATCGTCTAGGTGTAACTTTGCAGTTTACCATGTCTGACGTGAACCATTGAAACGGGTCTGCACTGGCCTGTTGCATTAATAGCATAAGGTATTCGCCGTAGGGCGT